TGCTATACAGATTTGACAATGCTACACACAACTCGACTGCTTTGTTGAATTGAACAGTATTCATTTTGTCATTGAAAAGTTCTAACAATGAAACACCACTAACATTCAGTTCATTCATATTAAGAGACTGAAGGTTCTCTAGATTTGTTTGTGTTCGCTTGTAGTACTCAGAAGAGAATGCATAAGCAGAGAAAGGAATCTGTGCTTTTTTGCAGAACAATGCGAGACAAAGCAACTGCTCCATAGTACCTTTCATGTTATCTGACATTGAACCAGACCAGTCAAGGAAGAAAACCATACCGTGGTTCTTACCATTTGGAAGAACAGTCTTTTTCATAAAGATATCTTCATTGTACTTGTATGAGTAAAGCAGATTTGAATTGATAACACCAGTCTTGGTAGTGTTTGCTCGGGCATACATATCTGCCGCTTTTTTCATTTCGAATTCTTTGTGCAGATAATTGATTACCTTTTCATTCTTCTTTTTGAATTCTTTTGCAGTCTTGGTCAACAGATTTTTGACACGCTCGGTGTTACCCCAATGTTCTACAATTTCAGAATGAATTGTGGTGAATGGAACAACGACTTCATTGATATTGATAGTCTTAGGAATATCATAGTAACGAGGAATCGAATCCTCATCAGTCTCGACAAACTTTTTGGTATTCTTGTTAGATGCCATATCAGTAATTGATTTGACACCAGGAGCAGAACCTTCAGTATCTTCTGCTTTACCATCCATATCATCTACTAAATTTGGTGCTTTAGTTTTTACTGTATCTTCGCCATCGGCATCTTCTTCTGTATCAGCAGAGTTTGCTTGACCTTGCTCTTCTGCATCTTGGTCAGCATCACCTTGTACAGCATTCATACCTTGACCTTCGCCTTCATCAGCACCATCATTATCGGCGTTTTGCTCTTGCTCATCGCCTTGCTCAGATTGCATCATGTAAGGAGAAACATCAGGATTATCTTCTGAATTCTGTTGCTTTTCTTCTAACTCTTGCTGACAATATTCGAACAACTCTTCTGATAGTTTGATAACTTCATCAAAAGTTTGAGTAGTCATAGAACGGTCAAAGAATTCTTTTTCTTTACCTGTCAACTCAATGTTGATTTGAGTACCGAGTTTTGCTTTTAGATTGATGCGGTCGATAAGAAGCAAATCAGAAATGTTCATTTCTTCTGTACCAAAGAAATTATTCTCATGCAACTGTGTGTATGCTTGATAGAATGGTTTCTTTAGACCAGGATATTTCTTCTGAATTAGTCGCTCAATGCGGGCATCTTCTACGACATTCACAACTGAATGAAAATTCTTAGATTTGATAGGAAGGTTCTCCATGCCATCGCAAGGAGTCCATAGAGCATGGGCGACTTCATGACCAACAAACAGGTCTAGAGTTTTTGCATCTAAATCTTTCATTGTCGGAATACGCAATATGCGATTTTTAACATCGAAACTAGCAGTATCGACATTTGCATACTCGACAGTCAAGTTCTCAGTAGCAAGCAATTTTGCTAGAACAGATTTGACTTCAGTAATTTTTGTCATGAACACACCTTCTTTTCTCATCATCTATATACATAATAACATACGTTATCATATTTTGTCAAGCGAAAATCGCACTGATTATGGCAATAATGACAAAAAAACTAAAATAAAATGCCATTAGACCAATTCCAATCAGAACAATCCACCAGATAATTCTAAAAGGAAGTGTCAAACCAAACCAAATCGCACTAAACATTTATACCTCTCTCATTTCTAGGTATACAATACCACAGGTAGATTAGTTTGTCAAGCGTTTTTTCATGAATATTTGTATCATCTCTTCATAATAGTTACATAGTATCTGAAATCATCATAACGAGATATTTTTGATGAAACTGTAGCGTAAGGTATTGATGATGAACCATCTGCAAAATTTTCAAACTTTCTAATACCACCTGCAACATGTGCAGTTATATCTGCATTATATAATTTCTTTAGACCATGTACTCCCTGTAAAATTTCAATGTAATTATTATATTCATTTTCGTCTGTTGAGTTTTGAATTATACACAAGATACCATCATCTGCTAATGCTTGCGATAGTCTAAGCAACAAAGCACTCTTATTATCATACTGGTCAAATGCATCAATAGAGAAAATTAGATTTGCATCTCTCCGCTTAGACAATATAAAGTCTTTGTAAAAAGAGATACCAGAATGTCTAATCTTACATGCTTCAAGCATGTTTTGGTCATTATTATATCCAATACACTTTTTAAAATTATATTCGCCTTTCAGACATGCTAGACCGTATCCAAGACCACAGTTAATATCCATCGCTGTGATTTCAGTATGATTTTGCAGATAGTCTTTGATGAAGTAACGATATGTTTGATATGCATATTTTTCAATGCCACACAACTCATCATAATCTTTTTGACCCCAATCTTCGAATTCGACTGGTACGTTACTAAAGATGTTTTTTGAATACGAATATCGGTTCATACTTTAACCAGATGCCGTTGACTTTACAAAAGTTTTTCGCCCGCGGTTTACCTGTCTCCTCATCAACTCTATTACCACCTGGCATCTGTGCTAGTGCCATCTTTAATGTGGTCACATACTCAAATCCAAGTTCTTCACAGATACGAATACTATCACCTTCTAAAGGTAGCATCTCATTACCGAACTTTGCATCTGCAATATTCCAGAGTAAGTATCTGTCGTTCTTTAAGTATTTATATGCGTTAGTAAGTGTAGGTCTAAGAAACCCTTCTACCCACGCTTCATACTGGTCGAACTTCTTGTACGATTGTTCTTCGTCCTCGCTATACGCCTCTTTCGCAAAATAAGGCGGCGAGGTGAAGACCATATCGATACTCTCTTCTTCACATTCAAAGACTTCTGACCCACATTGGTGAATTTCGTATGTGTTTGTATGTGGGAATAGACCTGTTGCTCTGTAAGTTTTCTCATTGAAAAACCTTGCAAGTTCAGCATACTTTGTGCTTTTGGTACCGTCTTCTGTAATGACAGTATGGTCGGTATTAGGGTCAGTCCCAATATAGTGTATATTGCGGTCATCAGAGACAGACATAGCACCAAGAATACGACCGCCCCAACCAGCAGAGGGATCCCAAATACGAATAGTAGACTGGTCTTTAAAATGCTCAGTATATTTTTCATAGAGATATTTAGCAGTAAGAGGCGGAAAGTTTACTGCGTATTGACACCAAGAGATACGAAAAGGTTTGAACCCCAAAGGAAAGATTTTTTGACCTTTCTTGAACAGCATAATCTGATAAACATCATATTCGTCTTTCATATTGACTTTGCATTTGTCAGGTATGTCTAGTTGTTCAATTTCTTCTCTAGTAACTTGCGCCCACGCGACATCTCTTAGTTTGTCATCATAACCCGTATAGTCTTGTTCTTTGTCTGGTTTCAACCAATAATCATGTGTGTCATATTGACGACCATTACGCTCAAACCAATCAATAAAAGACCTGCCGCTAGAAACTGTGTGCCGTAAGGTCCCAAATTCAACCAACCCTTCTTGCTTAATAGGATTGCTATAATGATAGAAAGAATCCCGCTTAAAGTGACGATGCCCATATGTATATACTTTCTGAAATAAATCTTCATCTACGAAATGGTCATAGATAGATTTTGCTTTGCTGATATCGTTGTAAACAATCTTTGTTTTCATCATTGTAGGAAACCACTGATTAGCGGCATTACCTATAACTGATGTATTACGAATAACATCTCGCTCACCTGTCTCTTCGTTAAAGCATTCAAACTCATGAACAGGAAAACTAGACATCTTATTGAACTGGTCAATAATATCAGTTTCACTCCAACCAACTCTTGGAGGCAGACCTAGTTCATCCCATGAGTATACTACTTCTTTTCGCATATCATGCAACCATTGACGAAATTCATCGTCTGTCATCCATAGAACTTCTTCGAATGTCTTGTTTACTTCATGTTCTAGTAGATAACTATTTCTTTCATAAAAATGCTTCATTCAATAATCTCAACATCACTTTCTGTTTCTATCACTACTCTTGCGCCGCAAGATAGAATAGGTTTTTCATTACCACCATAACGAACTACACTGTCACCTAGTATCTTAACTGCATGACAATATGTATTTGAGCGACCTTTTTTAACAGTGATAACAGGTTCGTTTGTACCATGCTTTTTGTTCGCTCTAATCTTATGTTGGTTTACATGTATATAGGTTTTCATATTACTCTCATTATAGCATCATTGGACTGGTTTTGTCAAACACTAAATCAAAACTTTTCCATGTTAATGTCATTCGACAATTAGTTTTTACCGAGGTAGATAATCCTCGATGCGGCATTAAAGAACTAAATATCACAACTCTACCTGGAACAAAATCAACTACACCCATTTGAGTTTCAAATCCTCTTATTCCTTCGTGTAAATAATTTACCATGTACAAAATGGTAAAGTTCTCTTGTAAATTTTTTGTTCGATGTAAACTATCAATGTGCATAGAACCGTCTAATTCATATGTTTGTCCATTGATATAAACATGTTGTTTATCTAAGTCCTTTTCTTTAACTTCAAACTTATAGTATTCTTTGATTTTATTAAAGATAAACTTTTGGTCAGGACAATCTAATATATGTGTATAATCATTCAGTCTTTTACTGCACCAAAATATTGCATCATCTGGATTGTTTGATACATTACCATAATAAAATAAATTATCATGATATTTTGTTGCTACTCTTGCTACAAACTCATCATCAAACAAATTATCGACATAATCTAATCTCTTTATCATGCCGCCACGTTCCAAAACAAATTAAGTTTATTTCTATCCATATTTTCTTGTATCACTTTCCATGCTTTTGCATCATATTCAGGAGCAGACGGAAATGGTGGTGCTTCTGATTGCTTCACTGGTTTGTCATATTTATATGCAGTTTCATGTAAGATAGCACGACCAATCTGACGGTCATCCATCTTATGACCCGTCTGTATCACATGAACTTCGGACTCTGGGAATGCAAGTTGCAACCCTCGGTTTATCGTTCCTGATGACCCTACTGTCCAGATTACTTCTGGCGCTACATCTAGCGACTGCGCTACTTTCACTATACTTCCTAGCACCCAATCGTGTTCTAGTCCTAAGGGCAATGTCCTGCGGGTTTGAGGACTCTCTCTGCGGTATCGCTCTGCTCTTGACAGAGTGACATTTAGCATTCCCATCTTCACCCATTCAATACGACCTCCATACTCCATGTATTTCTGTTGATGCCATGTTGGTTCTTTTCTATCTGCCCAAAAGCAAGTTGCTTTTTTTCCATACTTCTGACAAACATATGCTAGTGAGATTGGACCCCAACCTACTTTGTTTGAACCACCGAACACCCACTCTTCGCAATCGGTATCCCGTATGAGTTTGTCGATGAACCGCACTTTTGAACCTGCAGGTAGTAGGTCATCCCGAACCACGATAACATCATCATGATTGCAAAGAACAGGCGCATCGTAAGGGTCTTCCCAATCACTCACTAACTCTAAATAATCTTCTGCATTTATCATTTGCTTCTATATCCACCACTAAATGTATTCTTGTTTCATCACCATTGTTAATCGCCATATGTGGTTTGCGAATATCTAGATACCACAACTCACCTTCTTTCATATTAACAACATGCTTCTGCCCATGCATATCCCATGAAGTAAATTCCATATTTGGATTTGTAATCACTGGAATATGTAGTCTCATAATCTTACCATCTGCAACACCAAGATAAGGGTCAACTTGGTCTGTGTGTCTTTGCAGTTCACCACCACCTGGAGCGAGTGACATAAATCTTATTCGCTCAATATTGTCAGTAGGTATCTTTGAGAGTATCTCATTGACATACGGAAACTGCTCACGCAAAGGTGTGTCTTCACACTCCCACTCTTCCCATGTGTCGTTTTCTGCTTTCCATTTCTTGCTCATCTCAACAGGTTTTGCAATAAATGATGCATCTGGTCTATATCCTCTCAGCGATATTGCTGACCAAGCACCTTTTTTATTGTAATTTGAGTAATGATTAGTATACTCAAGTGTCAATTTTTCTAGTTCGGTGCGTATAATCGATGTTTCGATAGTGTCAAACATGCATTTACTTATAGAAACCGTCTCAGCGCCGTCTATAGGCGGATGAGAGCGATCCTCGAATGAAGTGCTAGAATTACGAAAGAATACGCTATATATCTCTGCAAACGTAGTTATTTTGCTACCAACATAGTCGAATCCTGCTTCTTTAGCAAACTCAACTGCTTTTGCATCTTCTGACCACACAAACAACCAACAGTTTCTATCTGAATAGTGATTGATGTAGTTCTTTACGTTTTCTGTATATGCAGATATATTTTGAATTACAACATCACCTGGTTCTTTATAACCAATAATAGTCTCACCGTGCATTGTAATCTTTGACTTAACTTTTGCTTCCGTGATATTAATCCATGCATCACCCGCTTTGCGTAGAGAACCTTTGTCTAAGAAGTCTGCTACATTATTCTTTTTAAACTGTGCAAAAGGACTATCAGTGTATGAATTATAATGGTCATACTCTGCAGTAATTTCTTTTAGGTAATCTAACTGATAACCTTTCTGCCAATCTTTCATTTCTACTTCTGTTTGTGTCATATGTCTGACCTTTCTTCTACACTATTAAATAAATTTTCTTCAATGGCAAAACTAACTGAACATCTTGGTCCAGAAATAATAGGGCAATGTCTCCACCCTTTTGGAATAAATATCATGTCATTAGGTTCTAGTATAAACTCCTCTATTACATCATCTTCTTCAGGTCCTTGCTGAACCTTCCAAGGTGTATTACCTTGAATTTGCCATATGTATGTATTCATATCATCCATATGAAAATTAAGTCCATCACTTTCAGAAACAAAAGAAGCAAATAAGTGACAATTAACTCTACTAGTAGTTCTATTGATAATATGTTTCTCTTCAATAATTTTTCTTACATATGTAACCTGAGGTATCAACTCGGCGTTGTGAGTAGCAAAAGAAGGAAATATATTAGTATCATTATCAATTTCAATTTGATTTTGAGATACTAATCTAATTGCTCTTCCAGACTTAGGAAAACCGGTGCGCCATTCTTCAGAGTTTCTATAATCAACTGATGCTTGAAAGTTATGTACTATGTCAGACCATTCAAATCTTTCAAAAGGCATAACTCCTATTTCACCAGGTCTAGGTAAATCAACCCACCGCATCTAATTTTAACTTTCCATCTTTTACTAACTTTTTAATTTTCTTATCTCTTGCTTTGACACCTCTATCAAGCACCAACTTTGATGCTCTCTGTGTGAAATCGATGCCGAGCATATGATCCATTTCATGTAAGAATATTCGTGCAGTCATACCTTCATATTTAAACTTCTGGTTATTACCTTTTTCATCATAATATGATACTACACAGAAAACAGGTCTACGAATTGATAAAAACAATCCAGGCCATGTCAAACAACCTTCTTTCATTGCTTTCAGTTCAGATGACATTGTAAGTACTTGAGGGTTAAAAACATTCAAACGAAAATCATCTTGACCCATGACAAAAACTTTAGTGTTAAAACCCACTTGAGTTGCAGATAATCCTACGCCTTTATAGTGTAGCATATTATCCCACAACTGGTCAGCAAGTTCAATTGGATTCATAAATGGATTCTCAAAATCAAACTCTTCTGGTTTGTATCTTGCTTCACTTGGAGGCGTTAAATCTAAAATTTTACTCATCGTCTACCAACTCATAATCGATATCATAACCACCCTTACGGTCAGTCCACAAATCTTCTTGACTGTCAAGAACATCTGCCCACCCCATAAGAATTTCATTATATTGGTCGCACTCTTCATCAGTATGGTCTTCACCATTCATAATTTCTTTAAAGCGTTCTACTGTCAAACCTTGTTCGATGATATGTTCTTCACTCACACACATGTCTTTAGTGATTGTCATCTGATGATATTCTGTTTGTGTAAATCTAACTTCACTCATTATCTTCTCCTTCAATAATAATATTTAGGCCTGTGTTAATAAAGGTTTCACAATCTTGTTCTTCCCAACCTAATTCAATGACAGCATCAAAACCGTCTTCGTCCCATGCTGTTTCGAACTCTTCAAGCATTTCTGCGGTAACATCTTTTGAACCTTCAAAGTCTAACCACACACCATCGTCAAGATAGTCCATCTCAAGACCTTCATAGATGTCAGGTTCACATACGCCATTATCGCTGTCTTCTCTAAGTTCTTGTAATTGTTCTTCAGTTACTTCACCTACCCATTTACCCCATCGCCAACCTTGGTCCATGGTGATCCAGTATTTGTGTTCACCCTCTTCTTTATAAAAAGTAGTCAATTCACTAATTGATTTTTTATGGTCCGGTTCTACGCTAATTTTATACTTCTTATCTTCGCTCATTGTACAATCCTCGAATAGTTATTAGGTTTATCAAATTTAAGAACATTAGTAAATTTGTCAAACAGTGTATCGCCTTTATGCGATATTACGAATGCATTAACACCATTGTCCATAGTATTTAAGATTTTCAGAAATTCTTCTGTTCCGTTTGCATCCAACGAACTATCAAACACCTCATCTAAAACAAGAAGGTTGGTGTTTGTAGAGTTTTTCATCTTTGCAATAATACGCCATGTGAATAGCAAAGATAAGTCAATACGCAACTTCTCACCTTCAGAGAATGATGCATATGAAAAGTCATCTCTATGTCGAGATTTAATTGTTTCTTTGAATGAACCATCTAAATTAAACTGAACAAAGAAGTCAAGTGCTTGTAGAAAATGGTTTACATAATGATTAATTACTGGTAGATACTGATTGATAATCTTAGTTTTGATACCAGTATCTTTGAGAAGATTTGCAGATATCTCTGAATAGTAACGCTGGTCATTCAACTCGTTTTTCAAGTCTGATACCTTTCGTTCTTCATCACGCATATCTACAAGTTTTTGGGTGTGTTCACCCGCATCTTCTAATGTCGCACTAGCAGTTTCTATTTCTGCATTCCATTCATCAATACTTCTGTTTGCAGTTTGAATGCGAATATTTCTTTCGTTAATTTCATCTTGCAGATTTTGTATTTTTGAATGCACTTCTGTAATTTCAGACATACGTTTGCGAACTGTTTCAAGTTCTGATTTCAACTGAACTTGTGCAGTGTCTAGTTCAACTAGTTTATCCCTACGCTCTTGTATAACACTATCTTTAAACTCTTCAGCAATAGTTTGCTTACAAGTATTACACTCATCATTATCTTTGTAGAATGCAATATCATTTGCTACTTTAGTTGCATTGCGCTTCATTTGGTCTTGAATGGATGTAAACTTTTGATAGCGTTTATCAGTTCTGCTTTCATCTTCAATAGTTCCTCGTAAGTCTCGTATCCCGTCCATTCGCTCTGTGATTTCTTCTTGCCATTGTGAAATTGAGTTCTTCGCCTTGACAATTCTTGCATTGATTTCCTGTGTCGATTTCTTACGTTGCTCATCTAGTCGCTCCAAGTAGTCTTGTTGCAGGTCGATTTTCTGTCTAACAACAGACAGTGTGCTTTCTGCATCTTTATACTCTTGCCCAACTTGCAACAACTCACCTCGTAGAATATCATTCATTCTTGTGAATATTTGAATGTCAAGTAAATCTTCAATAATCTCTCTACGCTGTGGTGCAGGTAATTGCATGAAAGGAATAAAAGATGATGAACCAAGTACCACAATCTGTGTGAAAGATTTGTAGTTCAATTTCAAGATTTGCTTTTCTAAGAACTCTTGATAATCTTTTGTTGCGGCGTCTTGGTTCACCAATATGTTGTTCTGATAAATCTCAAAGATTGCAGGTTTCAATCCTCTTCGTACTTTATATTGTGATGCACCAATAGAAAATTCAACTTCAACTAATGCATCTTTTAGATTGATAGAGTTTACTAACTGTCCAATCTTAATCTTACGAAAAGGTTTACCAAACAATGCAAAACATAGAGCATCTATGAATGTAGATTTACCAGAACCATTCGAACCAACAACAAGTGTCGTTGGTGATTTACAAATATCTATTTCAGTAAACGCATTACCTGTAGAAAGGAAATTACGCCATCTTACATATTCAAACTTAATCATACTACGTTATTACTCGCTTCAACATATAAACGCTTCATATCTGTCTTAATACGCTCTTTGTTTGCAGATGTATCTACTTCATCAACATATGTGTTTAGTAGTGATAATGTATCATCTAACTGTAAGTTCTTATCATCGACAAATGTAGCATCAAAATCAGAAAAATCTTCTACTATTGTCAACTCATGAACCCCTACATTATACAACATATCAATCACTTTGTCAAACTGTTTTGCATTGATTTTGTTGATTACTACCACCTTTACAAAATGGTCTTTATATTCACTCGCATCAAAGTTTTCATATGACTTATCTCTATCATTATATTCTAACTTCTTAAAGATGCTGTATGGATTTTCAATGAACTCTAACTCTCTAGTCTCTGTATCAAAGATATGAAACCCACGCTTGTCACCATAGTCAGACCAAGTCATCTGATATGGATTACCTAGATATGTAATATTATCTTGAGTTGATTTGTGATGAAAGTGACCACTGAAAGCGCAATCGAATTTACCGAAAACTTTTCTATCTAATCCATGGTCAAAGTTTGTGAAACCTTTATACATTGTAAAACCTTTAACTTCTAAGTGACCCATAAGAACTTGAGCATCAGTATTAGAAATCATCTGCATAGTTTCATCTCTATTCTCTGGACAAATCCACGGAACAAAAAGCATCTTACAACCATCAAATTCTACTTCAGTTGCTTTCTCGTAAATCCAGGGTTCGTTGTTACCATCAAATCCAGTAAACAGCGTATTCATACTATTCACTTCATTTGTGTTCTTGTAGTATGTGTCGTGATTACCAATAATTACATGAGTATCAATACCCATGCGTCCTAGTTTCCATATAAAGTCATGTCTAAACTTCTGTAGTGTTTTGAAGTTGATAAACTTACGTCTATCTGTAATGTCACCTAGATGAATACATGTGGTAATATTGTTTTCTTCTAAGTATGGAAAAAATGTATTATCATAAAATTTAAAGAAGTAATCGTTAAATACTTCACTGTCATTTCTGGCACCAAAATGTGTGTCAGTTATTAATGCTATTTTCATATTCATTGTTCCATTTTGTAATCAAATCTTTGTGTAACAAAGTATCACTTCTATCGGTAAAATATTTACGTCTAGGTAGTTGTCCATGAGAGTGTATATGCTCTATCAATACTTTATTAGATAACAAACCCAAAGCATATAATACTTGATTCCAGTTGTGTGAACCAAATATTCTATTTTGCGTTGCAACTGCTCCACTTACATTTCCAACATCTTCTAATAGTAACACACGTTCTTGTGCAATGTCAATATATTTTTTCACTTCTACCGGTAAATGTGAATTTTTAACATCTTTCCAAAAATCAGTATCAGCAATACAATTGACATAATGTAGTCTAACGAATGCAAAAACTTGTTCAAACAAATCTTGTACGATAGTATTATAAGTTTCTTTAGACTTGGTACCTGAGTTAATGTATGTTGATAGTAATTTTGCTTGCTGTATACCAACACCTATTGCTGTTGCTTCTAAAGGTTCATAAAAGTGTGATGACAGACCAATTAGTACTGTATTTCCAACCCAAGTCTGACTATAATTACCTGCCTCAAACTTAAATGTTTTTCCAACTTTAGGTTCGAACCCTAATTTTTCGGTAACTTCTTTTACTGCATCTTCATAAGATATGTGCTTGGAACTGTATGCATATCCATTTCCCATACGTTCTGATGTAGGTATACGCCACATCCATCCAGAACTCATTTTATGTGCTTGTGTGTGAATTGGATAATTGTCAGGTTCTTCATGAGGACATTGAAAAGCAAATGCACTATCTACAAACATATCATTTTGTCTAGATTTAAATTTAAAACCATCAACTTCAGATGCGATAATTCTTCTAAAACCACTAGCATCTACAAAAATATCTGCTTCATAAATCGCTGTAGCACTCTCAATAGATTTACAATTATCAGTTTCATCAATATTGACTTTTACAATCTTATCATCATAAAAACCAACACCGACTTCTTTCATTAGTTTTTGTAAAAATTTATTTAATTTTTGAGTATCAAAGTGAAATTGATTTGGTAGTTCATCCATTTCTCTAGCACAGTTTTCTAACTGCCATGGATTTATTAAATCTAATGGATCGCAATTACTACTCATATTTAAGTACATATGAAGTTCACTATCACCAGCATCTTCATCTGTAGTTAATGAATGAATATATCTCTTGTCAGTCCATCCTCTAAAGTCAACACCGAACTTAAATGTACAACCGCTTTGCTGTACAAATTCCTTAACAGGTATCGCCATCAATTCTCTAAAGTAGTTCACATGTTCTGTACTACTTTCTCCAACGCCAACAATACCTATTTCAGAAGAACCTACGACATACACATCTAGTCCAGGTTTCTCTTTCTTTAATATCAACGCGGCCATTAGTCCAGCATTACCCGCACCTAATACACAAACACGTTTTCTATTCCATGAATTCATCTAAAGCACCTTTACGTTCTTTCTTCTCTTTCTGAATTTCTTTCATCTCTTCAACTTGCTTATCATCATACATGTTATCTTGAAGAAACTCTAGATACTGATTTGTGTATTGACCGTCATCATGGTCATCAGTAAATAGACTATCATCAACAACCATATTCTGAATTAACTTTTGCTTCAGTTCAGTTTGCTTCTTTTCTTTTTGAATTCTACGCAAAAATGCATAGTAAATAATTTGTGTAAAATATGCAAATGGATTTTTTGACTTCTCAGGATTAAAATTATGCAAATACATTAAGCAGTTTTCAATACCATCTGATATCATATCGTGCTTATATGTATAATTAATAAAGTTTGGGCGGTATGATAAATGTTGTGCTATCTTGAGAAAACACTCACCAAGGTATCTTGTTACTGGTGGTGTTTCTTTACCTGCTGACTTTGCTTCATCAACTTTCACTCTGTATTCAATCAATGCTTCTAAGAACTCTTTGTTATTAACGTAGTGTTCTCGTTTTTTCTTTTCTGCCATAATATCTCCATATTAACTGTTGACAACACCTACTTAGGTGTATATAATAGGGGTGTTCCCTTTTCAGAAACAATGTTAGTGTTTCGTTATCTTATCCTTGTTGTACATATATTCCAGTATGTCTTCATCTTCACCTGTTATTCCTAGTTTCTCATTCATTTTATCCAATGCTTCTTTTAGTTGCGTTACATTTTCGATAGGTTCATCATCAAAGGAATCGATGGGATTAGTCTTACACTTCTCAACAATTCTATGATAGTATCTTATAACATCTTCTCTAGGGTTTGTCAAGGTTAAAATTGCATTCTTTGCAATGTAAAAAACTTGGTCATTTGAAAACGATTCCCAAGGTCCGAAAGTTGCATTCTCATATGCACCATCCCCATCTTCATGCTGTTGCATCCACTTATGAATTCTCATAGGTTCTGTTAGAGTAGCATACTCTTCATTCTCATCTACTTTAATTCTAGTAATCAAACTATCGCCGGTGGTCAGTTTGACTAATTTTATAGGGTCTGTCATATGCTTACCTTTATAGTTTTATATTTAAATTTTTCTTCATTGTAAGTTTTAATTCTTTCAACAGCATGTTCTAGTGTATAATTACGATGCTGTTTCCAACTCATATCATCTGATATATCAAACAACTGCGCTTCTTCTTTATTGTCACCTAATCTAAGACCGCGCCCAATAGATTGAAGATTTCTGATTTTGGACTTACTAGGACTTGCAAAAATGATATTGTGAAGATTACGAATATTAATGCCAGTAGAAAAAGTACCGTAACTAGCAACAATAATCGCATCTGTTTCTTTCTCGGTAATAGCACGAATTTCCTCTCTTTCGTTTGCACCGACACCGCCAAACACAAAGAATACTTTTCTATCTTTTGCTTTCTCTTTTATAATATCATATAATATTTTACCATGCTTCTCGACATATTGAAATAGTAATAGTGTGTTACCAGTCTGGTCAAGTGCTAAATTTCTAATGAAATTGTTTCTGGGTGTGTGAGACACTAAGAAATTCATCTCTTCTTGATATGTATATTTTTTGTTTTCTTGTCTTATCTCATCAGAGTAATTCAGCATGATACATGATATTTTTAATTTAGCAAGTTGACCATCTTTCATCAACTGCTTAGATGTTGTAAATCTACGAACAGGTCCGAACAATCCTTCTAGCATGAGTTTGTGAGTTTTTGTATCGTCTAATGTACCTGTCGTACCAAAACGCATAACTGCATTCTCTGTCTTTTCCATCAATGTTTTAAGTGATGTTGCTTTGAACAGATGTGCTTCATCACCAATCACCATCTTATAATCGGCAAACCATTTCTTAGGTAGTTTATATACAGATTGCCAAGTCGTAATTACAATACGTTTGTCTGTATCTTTTTCGTGACCTGAATAAATCTTGTGACAATTCTCTTCAACATTGTATCCATAATCTTTGAAGTCTTTATACATTTGTTCAACAAGTGATGTTGTAGGTACAATAATAAGAACTCTACCTGAAGTGCCTAATTGTGTTAGACCATAGATAATGAGAGACTTACCTGAACCAGTTGGTGAAAGCATAACAAGTCTCTTATCATTTAGTCCATCTCGTATTGCATCTACTTGATAGTTACGAGGCGTAAATGGTAAGTTTAAATCTAGTAATGCTTTAACTACTTCTTCAGTAGAAAATTTTTGTTTAGGTATAACACTATCTTGTCCAACTAAATGATAACCTCTAGTCTTACAGAATTCTTCTAAGTGTTCCATTAAACCTATGTAGAGTTGACTAGTCCACATATTGAACAGACGTATTTTACCATCCCACATTTTATTACGAAATGTAGGCATGAACTCTGCTCCAGGTACTTTGAATGTGAAATACTCTGACAATTCATATTTAATGCCAGCATCATCACAGTCAATTGACATGAAGACTTCGTTAATTTTTGATACGATTATAGAATTCATCTGTTACATCAACAAAACTTTGATATGTAGCACCACAGTTAATGCATACATAATCCGGTGTCAATACTCCTTCTTCACTCTCAAAATAGTATTCACCACATACAGAACATTGAAATACTCTATGTGTCATTACATTACTCCATTCGTAAATTTATGCCATTCAATAGCATTCTTGATATCCCATCCTCTAGAATTAATTGAACGCAATACTCTTTCTACAAAATCTACAACTGTTTCCCAATATGCAATTTTGTCTTTCTTTTTTATTAAATCAAAGTCACCATCTAAATGTTCATCCATCTCATTCTTTAGAGGTTTAGAACCTAGATATTGTTCCCAACCCAAATCATCAAGTTCTCGTTGAGACATTTCTCCTCGAAAGTATCTCCACTTATATCTACGCAACTTGTAATAATCACTACGTTCTTTTTGTAGATTAAGTTTTGCTGTTGATAGAATGACAACATACTTTGCATGAAGATTAGGTGTCTGTAGACTTTCTTTTTCTAGATTAATATCATCAATCTTACAGTCTTGTTGCCACATTGTTTGAAGTTTATCTAAATCTACCATATATTCCTCATTTCAAATAGTACTCATCATAACACAGATATAGCGTAATGTCAAGTTATAATTTCACAATATCGTAGTAAGAGAAGGTAAAAGATGCTGATGCTGTTAAGTATGGCATAGAAGTGTCGGTAATGTCAAACTGAATTGCTTCTAATGATGTAGGAAATAAATCTTTGAAGCGTACTTCTACGTTAGCATTGTTGTTACTGTCTGTAATAGTCAATGTAGCATCAGTCATGGTTGGTGCAATAGGTTTAAGAGTTGAATTTCTTGCTGTAGGAAATTCAACCTGTCTATTAATATAGCGATTGTAGTCTTCTGTGTCAATATCTGCAGTTACTTGTACCATCCAATCTTTTAATGCTATGAAGTTAGTACAGTTTTCATCTACAAGAAAAGTAACTAGTAAATCGCCAAAGTTGATGGTATCACCAGGAACAGGTGTATCTTTCATTCGTGTCATCTGCATTGATGACCCCATAGAGATATTAGGTAAATTTGCTGTTTGACATGTAAAGGATACACCCTCAAGTCTTTGCATTGTAAATACAAACTGAGCAGGTGTAAGAAAGTTTAAATTGGTAGCGGCAATGCTATCAGTCCAATTTGTATATGTAATATTTTCATCGTATGCCATAGTAGATTCCTTTATCTATACTACTATTTATCCATTAAAAAAGGGGAGCATTTCTGCTCCCCCTTCTAAGGTTTCTCTCCCTTAATGCAATCTTACATCAGGTTAGTAACAGTTACCAATCTGTAGTATGAGTTGCTATCTGCTGAGATAGAAGTGAATGGGTTAGATACTAGACCATAACGGGTCTTGAAACCAATCTTAGGTTGGAAAGTATTCTCGCCCACTGCACGAACCATCTGCAGAGGTACATAAGGACAGTAGAACAGACCAGCGTCATAAGCGTTTGAACCCTTATAACCAACACAGTAGAACTGGTTGCTATCTGAACTGTTTGCTGAGTACGGATCGATGTACACTTTAATCTTACCGTTGATGGTACCAGCGAATGTGTTGCCAGTATCGTCTACATTCAGATTAGTCTGAAGTGCAGGTGCGTAATCAAGAACGCCTGCCATTGAGAGAGCAGATGCAACATCACTTGAAGTGATGATGAAGTTACCCTTACCACGGCGAGTGTCTTGTGCGATTGTGTTAGCATCACGCTCAATCTGGAACAGAAGTCCCTTGAAACGCTCAACTGACCAACGACCGTTACTATCAACGTCAAGGTCGAAAGTACCAGCACTTGCTACTGCGCCAGACTGTGCGCCTGCTTTAGCAGAAGTGTAGATAGTACGAACAACTTCGCGGTTGATTTCAGCAAGAATTTCTGCTGAAAGGATGTTAGCGAGTTCAGTTTCAGCATCAAGACCATGAACTGCTTTCAAGTCTTGTGCAAGTTCAAGAGTGTATTCTGCTTTCAACGCTCTTGTCTTTGCTGTTACTGAAGTCTTTTCGATGGTGAATGCCATCTCGTTGAACTGACCAGAGTTACCCATTGAGACTGCACCATCTCCAAGTGCTTCACCAGTACCTGTACCAGCGCCTTGACCAGTTGTGAATGGTGATTCCACTGGGTTACCACCAGCATGTGCAGGTGTGACACCAGAGAAGTCTGTGTCTGCTTCGTTGAACAATGCTTCTGTACCACCCTGTGAAGAGTAGTTAGACTTCATTGCAAAAATCAGACCAGTTGGACCAGTCATTGGTTGCACACCACAGATGTCGTATGCGATAAGATTTGGCATTGCACGGCGTACAAGCGAAATCAGGATTGGGTCAAACTTTGCGATACCGCCAGTGTCTGGCATAGTATCAGCATGGTTTGTTGGGATTGCTTCGTGAAGCATTCCGCGCTCTTCTTTCATTGCTTTTTCTTGGTTTTCCAAGATAACAGTTGTGACTGCCTTCTTGTACGAATCCTGAATTTGTGGCATATCAGGATGGTCAAGAACAGGACCCCACTTCTGCTGAAGGTTTTCTGTTAAAAACATTTTATTATCTCCTCGTTGTTTAACGTATGTTAAATATTACAATATTATTTATAATATTTATTTGCCCACTGTTCTGGAGATTGCAGAAACGTAGTCTTTCATCTCACTGGTTAAGTTGACTGCTTCTGTAAGTTCATCTACAGCAACCTCATCCTCTTCGATTGTTTTGGCAATCTTTGGAAAGTAACTCTCCTTGAGTGTTTCCAATTCTTTTGCAAATGATTCCTCATCTGAGAACTCAAGACCTTCTACAAGACCAGAGAACTTCTCTTTTTGAGTATCAGTCAAATCTTTTGCAGATTCCTCGATAGCAACTTGCTTCTTTGCTTCGTTTACCATCTTAGATGTTTCAGCATTTGCTTCGATTTGCTCATTGAGTTTTTGCTCAAGTTCTGCAATCTTGTCTTGCTGTTCTGCTACCACATCATACTTGTCTTCTGGAACATCAATGTAATGCTCTTCGAAAACTTTCTTCAGTGATACGATAAAGTCTTCTGTGATTTCAGACTTGAGACCACGCTCAACAGCGAGTTCATTGTCTTTAGACCACTGCTCGACAACATATGAAAGATATGTGTCAACCTTATCTGTCAAATCTTCTGCAATCTTTGCAGTCTCTTCATCGATTTGTGTTTCGTAATGCTCTTCAAGTTCGACAATCTTATCAGCAACTTTAGAGTTTACTGCCGCTTCGAATACAGTCTTTGCTCTTGCTTTGAATTCGGCATCGAACTCACCGCCTTCAGTCAATGCATTTACGTCATCTGACATATCTACATCTTCTTTCTTCGCGGCGTATGATGACTTCATATAACCATAAGATGCTTTCATATGCTTCATTTCTTTCATCTTATCGACTTGAGCATGAAGTTTTTTCTTCATCTCTTCCATTTCTTTGTCATCATCTTCGTCTTCATCGTCATCGTCATCGGACTCGTCTTCGTCATCTTCCTCATCCATATCCTTTTCGCCATTTTTCTTTTTGGCGTCCATTGCTTTTTTGAGGGCAGGTGGCATTTCGCCTTCCGCGACTTCTTCTTCAGAGACTACTTCTAGTTCTTCGTCTTCATCAGCATCTTCTTTAACTTTTGTAGCACCTGGTTTGATTTTCTGTTCGCCTTTGTTTGCTTCACCACCTGGAACTGCCGCTTTCTTGACTTTCTTAGTCATTTCAGCAGGACCATTCTTATCGTCTGGTGATACAACAGCGGCACCAGCATCTTCAACGCCATCAGCGTCTCCGTCGATTTTCTTCATTGGTTCAGCGGCAACACCCTTACCACCAGGAGCAGTTGCTTCGTGCATTGATGCTTCAAGCAATTCTTTAATTTTATCTTCTACAGACATGTTGGACACTCCTTATTTGTTTGTCTAATATTTATATGTTTTACAGTTTTGACAAGAAATTATTAAATGCATTTAACTTTGCTTCTTGTAAAGAATTAAGTTTTGCTTTAGCAATTTCTTGCTTATATCTTTCGATATTCACTTCTTTGATGATGCCATTATCCCAAATCCATTCTGCGCCTTCCATGATGCCATTTACGAAAGCATCAGGAGCAGATGGGTCTGCAACAATGTCGGCGGCGGTTGCAAGATAAAAATCACCTTGCACTTCTTGGGCACCTGAACGACCCGCTTTAAGCGAACCCATTCCCCTAGAAGATACCCCCAATGTAGCGCCCTCATCCATCAAATTCTTAACAATCTTACCGTATGGAGTATCCATAATTTTTGCTTTGCCCATGACATTAGAACCATCCATTGACAATTCTGTAATCATGTGCGATACTCTTTCAAGATTGATTGTCGGACCATCAGGATGACCCAACTCACCAAACGCACGTTTGCGGTCGATATTTTCTTTTGTATATCTCTTAACTTCAGTTTCCATAACTGACTTCGGATATACTCGACCGTTTCTATTCTTGAGGTCGGATTGCATAAACACGCCCTCAATGAAATATTGTTTTGCGCCACCCTTCTCTTCTACGAGAAAGTTAGCGTCTGAAATTTCTTCTCTAATCAGTTTCATGTTAGATACCTGCATAACCTGTTAATTTTTTAAGCACTAGAACTGCGGTGCCGCCTGTTGTGATAGTCACTTTAATATCTTCATCACTATCTGTAACTTCTAGTGCAGGTAAAATCCAATGACCTGATGTACCAGTTGCACCGCTATCAAATTTTACAGTTCCGGTTGTAGCACTCTCAATAACTACATCTCCTGACCAGTAGATTTCTTTAATACCAACTGTAGGTGATGAAGCAGTTTGGTTTGTCACAAGAAATGAAGCACCATCAATATCGATAGTAGTATTTCCCGCTCCTCCTGTCACACTGACTACATTAGTCGTTTTGGTGACCTTTAGAAATTGTTGACCTATTGCCATTGCTTATACCCTTTTTACTTACTTATATTTATAAAAGTTTAATCTTCGTTTTTTGCCATCTTAGTAATAGTAGCATAAAAAACTGCTTTACCCTTTTCTTCACCATATCTATCGGTGAAGTCTTTCATAGGCACTTCTTTTTCCAACTTCTTCATCTTATCTTTTTCTGCAGTTGTTAGTTCTCTTTCAGAAAAATCTTTTAAACTTAAATCTTCATTTTGTCTGCGTAGAACAGCGGCAACTTGCTTGTCTTTTGAAAGACCTCTTGCAATCTTTTCAATTGCTTTTACTGCACCTGTCATGTTACCACCTTTGTAACGCTTGTCAGATGCTACACCAATCGCCATCTTTCTTTGCTTCGGTGTAAATCTTTCATCAAGTTCTTCTTCTTCTTTGAGTTGTGACTTATCTACTTTGTCACCAATTGCTTGTGCAGTTTTTAATCTTGCCATTTTTAGTGGTGCAACATCTTTAAAACGCTTTTCAAGACTTCTGCGATCCAATCTCAAATCTCTCTCATCACTACCCATTGAATAGATTTTCATATCTGTTCCAACAAGAGCATATCTCATCTTTGGTGCTTCATCAAGTTCAACTTCTTCTGGGATAACTCTCATGTTACCAGAAATGTAAGCAGGATGCATCTTCAATGCTCTCTGAGCATCTTTCTCATCGTTGCTGTCAACATAAACTTTAACTGTTTTCTTTGCGCTATCAGCATCTACACGAAACTTAATACGACCCATCTTCTGAGCAATCTCTTTACCAATACCATCGCCCATCATTCTGTTGAAGATTTTTTGTTTCTTAGGGTCTTTGAAGTTACCATCTTTGTCGAATAGTTTTGCAAGATGTGGGGGTAGACCTGCTTCGATAAGTTCTACACTCTCTTTCATCAACTCTTTAACTGATTTCAAATCAAGTTTAAGTGCTTTAGCAATTTGTTCTGCAGTCTTTCCAGAATCCATCATCATATGAAACTGCTTCATTTTACCTTCGTTGATATCATCATCAAAGTACTCATTGATTTTTAGTTGTTTAACTGCGTTATCGAAATCTCTTTTTGATTTAGCAAGTACTGTTTGTAATTGCATTTTTGATGCTGGTTTTAGACCTTGATACATTGTAAGTAACTTATCAGCAACTTTAGGATCAACCTTTGCTTTTTTACCATCAGCAAACTCAATAGGTTTCATACCTCTAAGTGATACTGCTTTTCTTAACTGCATCATAATATTTTTGTCTGCCGCTTTTCTATCATCGTCAGTGGCAGTGTTATCGATGTCTGCGGCGTCTTTACCTGTTCTTCGACCCATTGCTTTAAACGCATCACGCTTTGCACGATTTTCTTGCAACTCTTCACCCACAAGTTTCAAGTAATCATTAATAATTTTGTCTGTATCTTTTTCACTACGATATGAACCGGCATACTTTTCTTTATCAAAGTATACAAAGTACTTACCACCTTTTGTAGTAACAGTAACTTCGATGTTCTTCTTACGACCTACTTTCTCGGTCTTTACTATCTTTTCGCCACTGTCTACTTTGACTTTTTCAGCGAGGTTGATAGTCTGTTTTAATTGGGTGAATGTTACAGACATTTTTTACTACTCCGTTGTTTCGATTTCTAGTTCACCTTTATCGTTAAAAAGTGTTTTAGCAAATGTTTCTTTTGCTGTTGCTAATTCATGCGCTACTTTATCATTCATTACTGATTGAAATTTAACTTCAGCATTTACAAAATCTTTGTTGTTAATATCGTTAATCATTGCGTTAATTTTACTCATTAGAATTGATCCTCTTCTTCACCGTCTTCTCCGCCAGATGCTTCCGCTTCTGCTTCTATTTCACTATTTATCTGCTCAATATCATCATCATTTTGCTTGAGAATATTCTTACGAATCCACAAGTTACTATAATATTGACCAGCATATTCAGCGGCATCTCGTACTAAAGCAAGACGTTCTCTTAATATTTCTTGGTCTTTCAGTTCTGTGAACTGATTATCTTTTACATAATCATAACGAATATCTTCTTTCATAAGTTCCCAGTCTTCTTCAGTTATAACGCCTTTAAGCAATAACTGTGTGCGTAATAAGTCTTGAAATAGTTCATTGAACTTCTTACGCAATCTACCTACAAACTTAGTAAACTTCAATTCATCACGATTAATCTCTGTTGCTCGACCTAACTGAAAACCACTTTCAGGTTGCATACGAGACTGAGGTACATTGAGTGCTAAGAACATCTTCTTCTTAAAATACTCAATATCTTCAATCTCACCGAGGTTTTGACCACCACCTAGTGTAGTAATCTCTGTACCTCTACCACCTTCTCTGCGAGGCATCCAGAAGTCTTCTAGCATGTTCATAAACTTACGGTCGTCTTTTACTTCACCTGTATCACCATCATAAACTAACTTATTCTTAAAGTTATTCATAATGTCTTTTAGATACTGTTCTGCTTTCTGCTTAGGTAAGTTACCAACATCTACATAAAATACTCTACGCTCAGGTGCCCTTGCAATACGATAGATAACAAGAGCATCTTCCATCATACGCAACTGATTGACTGGTTTGATTGCTTTGTGTAAATAACCCACAACCATATTGTTATTCATATCAGTCATACCAGAAGGCACATATGTTACGCTATCTTTAGTGAGAGCAATTGCATTTGCAGTTTTCATCTGCGTTACATTTGTCGCCACCGATCCTTCAGTGTATAGGAAGTATTCTTTAATCTTTTTAATACCACTGACGCCCTTTGTAATTTCTTGCTGTTCGTCTTTAATAACTTCACGAACAAATTTTATTGAACGAGGGTCGACAATTCTGAGTTTTTGTATGCCTTCTTTTGGATTACTGCTATCAACTACTTTATGAAAATATAGTCTTCCATCAATATACCAACGCTTAAATAGTTCATGAGACCTCTTATTGAAGTCAAGCATTCTTAGAACTTGTTTAAACTCTTCATTAATTTTCTTTTTAATAGATGATGAAACCTGCACATCGTCTAAAGTTATAGATACTTGCCTATCGCTGTCAGATACGATTGCTTCATTGATAATATCATCAATCGCCGCTTCGCATTCTGGGTGCATAGAAATTTCACGATACTTCTTAATTAAGTCGTATTCGTTCTTTGCTCTATAATCTTGATTAACAAATGTGCCATACGCGCCACCAGAAACAGTAGACACGCCATCGTCTGGAGAAGGAAGAATTATATCCTGCTTTGGTAAATTCTTCTCTCCTCCATTACGACTGATTTCAAATCCGAATAGTTTTACTGCCATATTTTCTCCACCTAAACATTATACCATTATCTTGAAAGTTATTAAGCAGTTGTATCTGCGGTTGTTACACCACCGAAACGACCACCAAGACTTTCAAAGAACTGGTAAGTAAATTCACAAGTAAACTCTGCAATTGCATCGTTTGTTCCAAAGTCTAGAGCAATCTCACCAATGTTGGTTGGATATGCGTCTTTGATTATATATGACTTGAGAACATCATCATTTCTGTCTAGATGGTCAACTCGTAAATCAACGAGATATTCACTAGGCAGGACTCTACCTCGATTAGTTACTACGTTGTTGATACCATTCTGCCAGATTTCAAAGGCATCGCGGATTGCGAATGATGTGTCATTGTACACTGTTACAGTCCATGGAGTGAAAGTTCTTTCACCACCAAAGTTTACAACACGACCCCTATAGTTGACTGGAGTGTTACCGATTGTTGAACCAGGAAGTGCGGCGCCTCGGCAGAGAAATTCTGCATCTCTGCCTGCTACGCCCGCTACTGCTCCAGAAACGTATTCTGGAAATGATAGCGTTACTCTGAACTGGTTTGCTCTCGCACCCCCACCAATCATACGGGATTTAAAGTCTGAAATTGTTGCCATTTTTATATGCTCCTATTATCTTACTATTTATCCCTTATACACCAGTCTCTTCAAAAGAGATACCAGTTCTTGTTGCTACGAATGTAAGCGTGATAAAGTTAATTGACCTTGCAGGTTTAATAAAGATATCTGCTCTAAACTCGTTTGCATCAATGACTGCAGGAGTATTATTAGTTTCGTCACAAACAACTTTAAAATCAAAGATGCCTCTGCGACCTTGAATATCTCTCAAGAACGGTTCGACTAGATTTCTAAAGTTTGCTCTAGTGAAAGTGTCGTTGAATTCAAACAACTGAAACTTCGCCGCTGTAGCAATTGCTTTTTCTAGAATGATGAACAATCTACGAACATTAATTCTATCAAATGCACTTGGTGCAGTCAGCATAGTTTTATCACCAAAGAGTGTGATGCCTTGTCCAGGGAATGCTACAACTGGATTAACTTGCTTTCTATAGAGGGAATCTCTATCTGCTTTATCTGGTGAGAATGCGACTTTTACTGCATTCTTAATCTGCCCACGGTTAAAACCAGCAGGTGAGAAGAATGGATCAGCAACTAAGTCAGTTCTTACACAGCATCCAGCAACATCAGCATTCAAAGGAATCCAACGATATACATCGTTGTATCTGTCGTACTGATATTTCCAACCACTATCCATTACTGCGAATGAAGAGTTGATATTTGCCGAATTATCTCTAAAGTCTACAATATCTGTTGCGGCAGTTGTTGAAGTTGCATCAGCAAGTTCTGGTGATAAGAATACCATACAGTCTTTTCTGATTTCAGCAACATTGTCTACAACGTATTTTGCTGTCGCTCCGTTTGCAGGTCCCATGACAATAAGAGAGATATCGAATTGCTCATCGTTTGCAAATTTAGCATATGCAGTCTGTAGTTCTCCTGCACTAGGAGCGGCACCATTTGCGGCACCTGACAGAGAAACGTACTGTGGTTCTCTACTTGTGTGTGCAAAAGCATTACTCAAAATACCTGTCCCTGTACCTACGTCACTATCAAAGTTTGAACCGTGGTCACCGAACCAGAGATAATTTGAATACTGATTAATATGCTCTACATAATAGTTTACTGTTCCATCTGACTTCTTTGCATCAGTTGCGACAGATAAATTTGAGAACTTTTCAAGTATTGTGTTTGCAGTTCCAGTAATATCTCCATCTTCATCGATGACGATTACATGAAGTTCATCATTAGAACCGCCTCTTGCTGTTGCTTGTGCAGATGTTCCTGGTGCATTATCGAATTCTGCATGATAGTACCACTTGACAGTTACATTAACAGGTGTAACTGTTCCATCAACTGCAGTAGTTAGACCAGTAGTCTTACCCTTTTCGTTGATAGTCAAGGTATTTGTTGATACTGCTGTTACTTCATATTCAGTATTGTGTCCAGCAAATACAATCAAGTCTCCTACAAAGATAGTTGCCGCAGATACAACTGTTACTGATGTTGCTCCTAACGCATTAGAGGTTACACATGTAGTAGTATTAGTACTTGTGTAAGCACCTGCAGTGTGACATACTGATACTTTAAGTGAGTTACCCAAAGTACCTGGATACTTTGCCGCCCAATCGCCAACTCCTGTTGCGACTGCAGAAGCACCTAGATTATCGTATTGTGTTTCGTTTTTAATTAAGAATCCTGAACCGTCTTGTGTCGCGTTCAGCATACTTGCCTTTTCTGCTCTAATAACTTGAAGATTAGAACCATAACTCAGAAAGTTTGCCGCAGAGAAGAAATATTCGTATGTATCAGCATTAGGTTCACCGAAAACGGAAACCAATTCATTTTCTGAAGATACATTGATTACATCGTCTACAGGTCCCCACTGAAAGTTGCCCGCATATGCTCCCGGTGAGGTTGCTACTGCTGGCACAACCTGTGTTAAGTCCACTTCACGAACTAGAACGCCTGGTGAAATTTGAAATGCCATGTTATTTACTCCCGTATTTAAAATCAAAGGTTTTAGTCATTTACGATAATATTTATAAGTTTACCAATTTGTACTATCGACTACAACCCATCTGTCACCATCTGCATCGACAAAGGATTCGGCACCAGCGCCTTCTTCTTGACTTACAAAACCAAATGGTGTTAATTCATCTTCTATTGCTTGCATTTTCTCTTTATATAATTTTTGTCGTATATCATTCTCGGTTAATTCTTTGAAATACGGTTGTCCACTTAACCATGCAAACATCACCAAGCACATTGCTAAATCATCGTGACTACCTTCTTCTGCTTCGTAAGAACCTTTTCTTGCTACAAAAGTAGATAGTTCGTTGATAATATCGAAATCTTGAATTATCAACTTGTTTTCTTCTATTAGATTTTTGAGATTACTACAACCCAATCTTTTGAGTTGACCCGTAGTTCTAGCACCTAATGTGGTGCCTCCTCCAAAACCTCCTCCTAAAACTTGTCCTGCTCTACCTTTCCATGTGGTAGATAATAAGTTTTCGTATTCTATATCATTATTTAGAATATCCGCGACTTGTTGACCTATATCATTTATCTCAACAAGTATATATGCATCGTTATAATGAGAACACATTCTATTAATAACAGTTGGATACATTAAAGGTGAAATTTCATTTGAACGATACTTACATACAACTTTAAAAGGCATCTTTGTTACATCTAGTATCACAAACGCACTGTAGTCGATTCCTACGCCCCTTGAGACATCAACTGTGCAAATATATGTGTTACCTTCTTGTGCTTTTTCATATACTGTTACACCTTCTTTATCATATTCGGGTTGCTTGTATGCCATATTACGCAATGAATTAGGGTTGATAAGTGTATTACTTGACCCTAAGAACTGACATTCAAATTCTTGATCCCACTGTTCTTGAGAAGTATTTTTAATCGTTTCTTCTTTAAAGCGAATACCACGACCAGGAATATCATTCCACTCAACTTCAATAGTTGCATAATTACTACGTTTCTCTTCAGCATCAACCCACATCTTATAAAAATGGTTCATACCTTTAGGTGTAGAAACAACCATCACTTTTGTATTTTTACCAGAAGTAATTGTGGGATATACTGACCTAAAAAACTCTTCTGCTAGATTATTTGGAACGAATGCAAATTCGTCTAGAAATACTAGATTGAATGAACCACCACGAACCGCGCTAGATGATGTTGATGATGCAATAATTTTACTGTCATTCTCTAATACAATAGAACCTTTGTTCCATTCCTTGATACCTTGCTGTAAGTAAGGCGGAAGTGCTTCATACGACATATGAATTTTTGCAAGCAAATCTCTTGCAAGGGAACCTTTGTTCGCAAGAATAGCACAGTTTACTGTTGGATTGAATAACGCAAACCACAGAATGTATGAACACACAGTAGTTGATTTACCTGACTGTCTAGGAATTTTACATATAGAAAATCTGTTCTTATGAAATGTTTTAATCATCTTCTTTTGAAACGAATACATTTCAAAAGGAATAAAACCTTCATCCAGATTAACAATCTTAATATACCTTTCGATAAAATATGATGGGTCCTTAGAACACTTTACATACTCTTCGATTTGTTCTGCAGTAAACTCTTGCTGAACATTAGTTTTTTTAAGATTAGGATTTCCTAAATAATTATCACTCATTTACAATTTTCTGTAATACTACTTCAAACTGGTCAATCTTCAGTGTACGATTAGGCCAGTAGATATAATCTTTCTCTGGATTTGCTTTTAAATTATTTAACAAAGGAATAACTGCATCATGCAGTTTCTTTACTTTTCCTTGTAGTTTTTGAACCTCTTCTGATGAAGATGTAGCAGTTTGTGCAAGTTGCTGTACTGCTTCTAATTCATTTTCATCAACTGCGGTAAAACCAAAATCAAAATCACTCATGGTCGATTACCTTCTCTTCTTTCTCACCTTTAATCAACTTTTGCAATTCTGCAGTTGAACCAACGAACAATGCATTTGTTACGTTTTGTGGTGCTTTTTCATCTACTTTATTTAAGTCTTTCATATTTTTCTGTAGTCTCATCAAATCTTGAGTTACATCACTAACTGTTTTAATTAATTGACCTGCTACTTCATATGAACGAGGGTTTTCTGCTTCTCTTGCTAATTGAAGAATACCTTCGATTGCTGTATTACCCTTTTCGATGAGCATATGAAAGTTTTGTCGTGCAATTTCATAGTCTGCATCTGCATCTGCTTTATTGGGGTCAGGTGCTGGTAGATGGTCAGATGCTTGAACTTCTGTCGGCAACTGTTCTGCTATATCAAATACTCGATTTAATTTTTCATCAATACTCATATCACACTCCTTATAGTTGTGTGAATCCGCTTACCTTTTTCAAAGTAATCGTCACAGTTCCATCTTCAATAAAAACTCGTAAATCTTTACTTGGTTCTGCTGAAAGACCAAGTTGTCCTGTATTTGTAATAGCACCTACTCCTGCTCCACTAAAAGTAAACACTGCTGTTAGATTTGGTTCAGTAACACGATAAATCTCAATGTCTCCCACATTATTGTCATAATCAATTTGTAGAATAATACACTCTGGATTTTCTGCAGTTTCATCCCTACCTAAAGTATCTACATCCATATCAAAATCAACTGAACCAGGAGTGAAGTCTCCCGATACTGCAAAAGTTGCTCTAGTTTCTGTAGTTGCTAATATTGTCTTAGTTGCCATTTTATAATCTCACTTATTATGTTACTGGATTATCAGTCCACGTTTCACTAAATCCAAAATCATCATCTGCATCTGCAGAAGTTGGGTCTGGAGTTGTCACCAATCTACTAGTAGGTGTAATTGATGTTCCTATAGTAGGAGAGTTGTCTAAGAAAGCATCTGCTTGCACAGTCTTAATGATACCTTGCTCAGAAATAGGTCCATAGAAATTCATCTTTACAGTAAATGTCATAGTATATATGATACTTCTACGAGAAGCAAAATCACCTTCATAATCATCCTCATATGTTAGACTTTCTAGTATAAGAGGAAAGTCATCTTTAATTCCCATCTCAGGAACAGCATTAATAGTTAAAGTATATGCTGGTGTGAAAAATGGTAATATTTGTTCAACAACTTGAAGTGCATCTTCTTGGTTTTTTGCCATAATAAACAGACTGAAATTCAAGTTGTAAGGTACAGATTGATATTGTCTTTTAATCTCTGTGCTAGTAGTACCAACTGTTTTACGAACATTCATTTTGTTTACTTTACGTTGACCATCATAATTAAATCCACTAATTTCAAAACCCATTCTTGGTAAAGTTAGTTGGTGAGTATTCGTTAGTTGAGGATTTTCATATAGTCTAGCAAGAAATTTTTGTTTTGGTCCATATGCAAGAGGCACTTTCAGTGATTGTATTGCATTACCGCTTGCATCTTTTCTACGAATGTCGATATCATTGAATACGCTACCAAATGCGATAACACTTCTGCGAATTGTTTCATGATAAAAATGATTTTGTCCTAACATTATCTTTGTACCTCGCCAAATGGATTGCTTGTGCTAAAGTCTATGATATCTTCTGCATTCAAACTAAAGTCGTTGTTTCTTGAAAGAGGTTCAATACTTGCACCAATTGTTGTCGCATTAGTTGTTGTTGAAAGTGTATAATCTTCTTTGATAATCTTAAATCCATTTTCAAGCAACAATGAACCTGAACTATCTTCAAGTGATATTTCATAGTTAAACATGTCAGTTGAACGTGCATCTTCAATAGCATCAATCGCTGATACACCAGTATCAATCTTCTCTGAACTGTATACAAATCTTTCAACATCTAATCTGTATGTGTAGATATTATTTGCTTGATAGAAAATATTCTCATGCTCAACAAATGTGATTTCAAATAAACCTTTTGTCATAGGAAAGTATAGTAAGTCACCTTCGTTTGGTCTGCCTTCTACAATTAAAGATGCGTTATCATCAACTGCAGTAGACCAACGCGATTTAACAACAACAAAACTTGCCCTGTCTCGTATCTCAACACCAAATTTCGACAAGAAGTCACCTTCACCCTCAAATCCATCTACTGATTGTAGATACATCTCTATAGAGTGTGCAGACGTAAATTTAGATAACTCATCTTCATTGAAGATTGTGTCTACGTTTACTAATGTGCGAGGAATGTAATAGATGTCAAAACCATAAATCTTAATTGCTTCTGTATAAAGATTTTCAATTAGGGTTTGCTCTAAAGAATAACCTGTACTATCTAATCCGCCGCCTTGGTCGAAATACGCATTAAGTGCCATGTAATCATCCTACCATCATGTCAACTGGTAATTCATATCTGAGTGACATTTCTTCTTCGATTTTTGCAATCTCTTCCATTGCTTCTTGCATAATACGAACACCATCAAGTGTTACACCACCTGGCATTTGTACTCCAGCAAATTTACTTAGATTGTTACCCCATTGCAATTTGATTAGTGCAGTAAGATATTTCTTTAAGAACATATCGTTATACACATCAGCATAAGTTGCAGGGTCTAGAATTCTATATGCTTCAAATACAAGATACTCATCTGCTTTAATATCATTGTTCCAGTCCATGTCTACAAAAATTCTATCAGAATGACGATTAAATCTAATTGGTTTTTCACCAACTAAAAGTTCATCAATTAATGATAGATGTTGCTGTATCATATTATAGTATAGCACAGATGTACTTGCTAAGTCAAATAATTCATTTAATCTTAGTTGATAGCGAACATCAAACATATCTATCTGTGTGTTATTTGTGAAAGGAAATACTCGTTCTACTCCTGTGATAGCATCAGTTACAGGAACATAACCGTTCTTAATATCGCCTACTGTGATTGCTGTGATTGTATCTGTCGCTGATGATGATGCACCTGTAATTGCTTCAGTAGTCAAATCACCAACTTCTTTATAAAGTCTTAGTGTAGTTGATGTTGGAGCATCATATATGTAAGCGACTGCACTAGATGTGCCTCCAGTAATTTTCTCGCCAATAGTAAATTGCGAGGAATCTGAAACTGTTATTGTTGTTGCTGTTACTTTGTGCTTGAGATATGTTTTCTCTACACCGTCAAAGTGATATTCTTGAAAGAACTGAATTGCTTCATCTGTTCTATCATCTATCTGGTCAGTTGACACGTTAATATCAATGACGCCTTTACCTAGACGGCGCAAGCAATATTCTTGTAACTCGCTTCTGCTTGTTGGGTTCGCCATAAAAAATCTCCAAGGTATGTTCTTATTAGTATTTATACCTTGGAGAAAATAGAGTTTAAAATTTTGACTTTTTTTATTTTTATGCTAGAATTGCTTCGACCTGACCATGTTGTAATGTATTATCTGTTAATGCAATTGCTTTCACGGCAGCAAAATCGGCGGCGTTATCAACTGTCAACATTCCTTTATAAGCAGATAATACTAGAGTATCACCCTTTGATACAGTACCTCGTACAGAAACGATGCAACGTCCAGTCAAAGCAACATATGGATTTGACGTTTTATCTAGGGAATAGATAACTCCAATTGCTTTGTTATCATCTGCACCCGTAGTCACTGCGATATCATAAGTTCCTGCCGCGGCGCGAACAAAGGTACCTACAGACAAAAGATTTGCCGGATCAATTGTAAATCTTTCAGCAAAGTCTGATACTTCTCTTTGTAGAATTAATCTTCCGTTTTTAATTGGCATATCTTATTCCCCTACTCTTCTGATGCATCTTCAGAGGATTCTGCGGCGTCTAATCTTTCTTGTGCCGCGTCAATATCCGCAAGAGTAACTATCGTACTCATTTTATCTTCATTGATATTACCTCTAACATCTCCAACTTTAGCAATTCTTTCTTCTAATGAAAGTTTAGTTGAGAGGGGTAATGCATCTGCCGCTTCAATATTAGGTTGAAATGCAATCTTTTTTGCAGTTTCTTCATCAATATCTCTAAGAATATCTTCAGGCGAATTAGGCATAATTCTAAGATAATCTTCAGATTGAACCATCCAGTGTTTATTCTCAGGTTTAGGATAACGCTTTTTAACTGCAAGTCTTCTCGCCTGCAATGCATCAACTCCTTCTTTATTACCTTCTACGATATACTCCCACAATGCTCTAATCATTGCATCTTCTCTTGGATAGTTTGCCGCTCTCATATCTAAGTATGCTTGCTGGTCTAAAATATCTTGAACAAAAGGACGCATTCTCTTTAATTCGGAGATTGTTGGTTTTGGTAAATGATTGTCTTCATCCCAAACTACTGCCTCAAGTGCGCCCGCATCTAGACCACTGTCTGCAGAGTTCCATGATGCACCAGGTGGGGTGCTTAATGACCATTCACAAGTTGGATATAATACTTGCAACATTACTGCAATGTTATCTGCTCTTCTAACTCTAGAATGATACTCTGTTAATATTGCCTGTTCTGCCTCAGAAATTGCAATTCCCATGGTTCCCTTTTCCATGATTGCTTCAACTTCATCTCTTGTAGGCGGACCTTTTCTAATCAATTCATCAACTGACTGAGGTCCTGCAGTTCTTTTAACTGCACTTCTTAAATCGTCTGCCATTTTTAAACTCCTAAAATTATAAATTATCTACATACTTATTTATATAACTTAAACACCATCGTGTGTTACCGATCCAGATTTTACTCGATCCTCAGGTATTGCAATTTCTTTTGCAATCATATAGAAATCTCTAACTTCGACATCTCTATCAGTATTTTCGTTTCTAACTTTCACTTCAAAGGTAATCGCATTAGTTACTCTAGGTATATATGCATGTGTGAGAGCAACATTACTTCTAAAATTACTTGTTGATCCATAGCGACTATGGGAAGTGTTCAATCTATCGTTTCTACCGCCATGATGACTAAATGTATTACCGTAAGGGGTTAACCCATGAAATCCATTTTGCTCATACTCATTAATACCATTTGCAAATAATGCCGCCGCGTAAGTATCTAATGTGTTTGTTCCTCCGCCAACATCTCCCATTACAAAACTAGCACTTATTTCCATTATGCTTGTTGCATATAGTGGTGTAATTGTAAGTGGCGAATTATCAATTGTGGTAAATTGATTAGAATTTGTGCTATGAATCCAAGAACCAGAATTTTCTGAAAATTTATATTGGATTAATAAAGAACCTTTCACTGCCCTTTTAGTTATCTTTTGTAAGGCCATACATTAAAATTCCTTATTGATTAGTTCTGACTACCAGAACTTGCTAATCCTATTGAAATTTCCTTTGCAATTAAAAATAAATCTCTGACCATAAAGTTTCTGTCTGCCGTACATCTTGCACGAACATCAATATCTTGTTCATTAGTTGTTCCTGGAGTAAAAGCATGGTTCATATTAAGTGCATATGATTGTCCAGTTGCATGGCCATGTCTACTAGTGGAAGTGCGTAATCTATCGTTTCTACCGCCATGATGACTAAATTGATTACCGTAAGGTCTAAGTCCACCAAGTGAAGTTACTAAATATTCTTGACTATCATTAACGTAAATTGCGCCTTGATATGTATCAGTTACATTTGATGCGTTTTCCGTATCTCTCACGGACATATTTGATTGTGTTTCTAGTATTGAATCGGCATACTGTGGCGTCATTAATATATTTTTACCGTTAATTTGAGTAAAGGTACTTGATGCGGTATTAATATCAAAGTCACCAGTATTCTCAACGTACTTAAATTGTACTAAGAGAGACCCATGTACAATATGTTTTGTTACTCTTGTTAATGCCATTTTTTTCCCTCTTACGTTAAGTTATAATGTTCGCCAGCAATTTCTGAAATGGTTATAAAACCATCTTGAAAACTTACCGTAGCACTTGTATTTTCCATTGCAACCCATGTTCCTACTTCTTGAGCGGCAGTTGATCCTGGAGCATGAATATGGTTCATGTAAATTGCTGTTCCCATGCCATAATGTCTCCAGTTCTGTCTACCATTTCCTTCTCCAAACTGTTGGTTTTGATGGTTGTGATTGCCGCCGCGAGATTGATTGGTCCCAATAATTCCTTTTTGAATGTATTCATCACTGCCATTTACTACAAATTTTGCCATACCCGAATGATATCCGGCAACGCCTGCGCCAGACGAGGTTAATTGTGCAGAACCAGTGCAAACAAGTTCTAAGTGACTATCACTGTATTGCGGTGTAACAGTTGTGTTATCACCCCACTGAACAAAGGTGGAACTATTATTTGTCACATTAGAAAAATCTTTACCATAATGTGCAATTAACACCGATCCATATACAATGTGTTTAGTTACTTTTGTTAATGCCATTTCCCATATTCCTTTTTATATATCTATTTATGTAAGATTAAAACCTAAGTCAGATAACTCTGAAACGGTCATAAAACCACCTTGAAAAATAACTGGCGGAGATGTAGTAGCAATCTGACATTGTATTTCTTGTTTATTATTACTGACTAATTGATATAGATGGTTTAAATATACTGTTGATCCTGTTCCATAAACTCTAAAGTTCTGTCTACCATTTGCTTCGCCAAACTGTTGGTTTTGATGGGAGTGGTCGCCGGATCTTTGTTGATTTAGTCCAACAATATCTCTTATCAAATGTTCTTCTTGACCATTAATCATCAATCTGAGTTTACCTGCATAAAATCCAGCGGCCAGGTTACCGGTTAGTTGAGCAGAACCTGTTACTACTACTTCGATTATATTTTTTGGGTCATTTGGTGTGAAGTCTAATTGGTCACCCCAATTGGTAAAAGTAGAACTAGAAGTTGAAGCATCAGTCATATCCATGCCATAATGCGAAACTAGAACTGATCCATAAACCGCTCTTTTACTCACTTTCTTTAATGCCATGTTATAAAGTTCCTATTATATTAGTTTACATAGTTGTTACTTGGTGTTCCTGTTACGATACCTCCAGCAACTTCTTTTACCATGATAAACCCATCTCTTCCTTGTAAGTTACCACCTCCATCATTATTACTTCTATTTGCTTGTATAGTACATGTTTGTAAGTTTGTAGTTCCCGGTAAATGTCTATGATAAAGACTTACAGATTTACCTTCTCTACGACTGTTCGCTGAATTGTATGCCCTATCGAAAACAGAAACAGATGCGGCATCATTAATTGTATATTCTGTTTGACCATTAACATCTAGATATAAATTTACCTCGGCGCTATCAAATGTTCCATCATTTGGTGCCCCACTATCTGCATTATTACTAAGTGTTCCAGTAAATCTACATTCCAAAATAGAGTCCGCATATTCTGGAGTTATTGTGATATTATCCCAATTTGCAATGGACGTTGCCGCGTGATCCAAGTTACCCATATCTTTATAACGAACTTGAACGATAGTCGCTCCATACACAATGTGTTTAGTTAATTTTGTCAGTGCCATTTTTATTACCCTTTAAATAAATCTTACAACTTCAAGTTTTTGCTCATTGACAGGTATAGATGTCATATACAACTTATTACCCACAATTACATATTGAGTTGGGTCTTGTAACTCTCCCTCTAAGAACACTAGAAGTTTTTGTTCGTTATATGTATCTTGCACAGTTCCGAATGAATGCTTCTCAAATACAAGTTCTCCCATATCAAAAATCTGCTGTGAACCATTACACTTGAATACTAGTTTCTTCGTTTCTAAGTCAGTCTCACTTGAAGTTCCTGAGTATGTTGTAATGTCGAAAATACCTTGCACTTCAATAAACGCATCTTGAGAAGGTGCAGTATTAAATGTCAATGTAGTTCCACTCAAAGCATATTCTTCATCTCTAAGTACTTTACCATTGATTACTACAAGAACACCAAAGTCGTTAGGTGTAGTTGTTGAGGTGAATGGAATTGTGAATTGAGTAGCAGAACCAGTTCCTCTCAATACTACTTTTCTTCTATTTGTTGCCGCGACTTCTGTACACTTCAATACTTTACAATCAATAACAGAACCGAATGCTGGATGTTCATCAAAGAAACATAACTTATTTTTCTCTACAAAGTAGGAATCATCATTCTGATATACACCATCAATATGAACAATAACACTATCGTCAGATGATGGATGTAATTCGATAAGACCAGTTGCTTCATCTAAAAGTCTAACAAACATGTGGTCACCAGCACCAGTTGATGCAATACCAGTCATTGTTACTGTCTTCGCGTCTTGTGTATTATGTCCGGCGCCGGGAGTAAGTGTTTCAAACATAATCAATTCGACTTTTACTGATTGGTCAGATGAACCAGGATTTCCCCCTAGTGTCAAAGTTTGACCAGATATTGACCATGTGTCTCTTGCCTGAATAATACCATCAACAATAACTAAGAACATTTCTTCATTTGCGGCATTAGCAGACTGAGTTGAGAATGTTCCATGTCTGCTTGTATAACCAGATGCGGTTGTAAATGTATTTGCTGAACCGTTCGATGTCCATGTTGCACGACTAATTGCTGTGTCTGCTAATAGTGAAACATCATCGTTACCTATCAGACTTTTCATGTCTCTGATTTCAATTTTAGGTGCTTGGTCATCAACGCCAACTCTAGAACCAATATTTACTATTTGATTTGATGCTCCAGAACCTTCATTGAAGTCTGCAGAAACTACAGTGTACTCATCATAAGGTTGAATAATACCATCAATAGCAACAATCAAATCTGCTTCATCAGTTGATAAGTCATAAGTTGTTTCTTTTTGATATACGTTATTTGTAGTATCCCAGTGATGATTGTTTACATCAAAGTATTGCTGACCTTCATTATCTGTGATTGCAGTGATAGTCAATGTCGCATCATTAGTTGAACCAGATTGAATGATTGTCAATACTTCGTTATTCTGATAGTTGTATGCAAATTCACCATTTGCTAAGTCGGTATTGATTGTAACACCAGTTACAATACCACCAGCGGCGGTGATGTTTACTCTGAATCCTTGACCAGAACCGCCTCTTGCTTCTAGATTGTTTGCTGATGTATATCCTGAAGTACCAGCGTTTGTTGGTCCACTAATAGTTGTTGGTTGACCATTAATGTTTTTACCCATCAGAACTCTTCGGTTAAGATTGGTATACATTGTGCTTTTAAGACCTCTAAATTCAATTGGTGTATTTTCAGTCAATACACTTTCATGAACATACTTATATTCGTTTACAAGAGCATACTCATTATGATTAGACATTACAGATGCACTTGCGCCGCCTCTAAAGACAAGAAGATTGTGTTCAGCATCAGTCTTTTGATGCATAGGAACAATATTCTGCAATCCATCGGTGATTGCTCTTGTTCTTACAATTGCTAGACTGTTTGATGCTTGCACATTACCAGATGGATCAATAACATCATAGATACCTCTGATTTCAAGTTCAGTATTAATTGAGGGAACTTGTGTCAAAACTACTTTATTTGCAAATAGAACATAATCTTTATCTTGAAGAATATCACCATTTTTAGTAACAATAATTGAATACTCATCAGGTGGTGTAAATCCACAATCGAATATTCTTTGTGTACCATCACACAAATATATTTTACTTCTTACAGATTGAAACTCGGATGCTTTCAGTGCTTGAATAATTACTTCTGCGCCGTCTGCCGGTGCATCTGAAAGAAGTACTTTATTAGGATGTTTGAATACAAAATCTTGGTCGTTTAGATACACACCATCAATATACACCGACATTTGATTGTCGCTGAGTGGTATGAATTCTGTTGTAAATATCTTACGAATCCCATCGGCAATAAACCTTTGAGTTCTGATATTATTTCCTTTAGTTCTTCCGATGTAAGGCATGTGTTACTTCTCTCTCTTTACGGTGTAAATTCTAGTGCATTGACAACAACATCAAGAGAATTCGCTCTAGATGCTTTCACCTTTACAATCTCTCCATCGTTCAAGTTAATAGGTCGCTCCAAGGTTGCTCCTAAGTTTGCTTGAACTGGATAAAGATATGCTACATGAAACTCATTACCTGCTCCATCGTCAATAACAATATTAACGTACAAGTCTTCTAGGTTATATGTGTTTGTAATGTAGATTGAGTGAATGACCGCATACTTACCACTAGGTACCGTGTATAAAGTACTACCTGAACCTGTGGATGATGCTCCACTCACTTTTGTATTTTTAAATATACCTGTTGCCATTTTTACTTCCTATCTATATTCATATTTATAATACTTATGACATTGCAATTGCAAAGAAACCTAAGTCTTCGCCAAGTGCAGGTGGCGCAACTAGACTTCTTGCTAGTTTCTTCAATGCTCCTCCATCAGAAGCATCAGCGATAATCAAGTCATCAGCATTCTGAACCGATGTTGCTCTTGGTAGACCATTAACAATGTTTGTAACTGAACCAGTTGTGTCTAGTGAAGATGCCGCTACTGAACCTGCCGCAAGAGTGGTTGCAACTGACATTGTAGTATCTTGTAAATCTGTCATAGTTGATGATACTGTGCCAGTCACATCACCAGTCAAAGTAACTGTGAGTGATGGATCGTTCAATGCAACGTCAAGGTAAAATCTGTTATTAGCATCATCATGATTTAGTGTAATGGTATTACCAGCACCCGGAAATGAACCACCCGTATTAGATGTATTTTCGAATGAACCAATATAGTCATACAATGCTTCAACACCAGTTGCAGTAAGATTATCAAAGTCACGATTTGTCTTTGCATCAATCAGACCAGTAATTGTTGTGTAGAAGTTTGCATCATCGTTGATTGCCGCGGCGAGTTCGTTCAGTGTATCAAGTGCGCCTGGTGAACTATCAATGAGTTCTGAAATTGCTGTACGCACATAGCGCATTGTTGCAACTCTAGAGTTGTTCTGCGTTTGTGGATATGTTGCATATGTAAAGTTCACATATGGCGGAACGTGCATACAAGGACCACCACCTTCAGACAGTGTGATTGAACCACCACTCTCTGATACAAATTGAGTTCTAAAACCATGTACTGTCAATGTGTCACCATTTATTTCCATAATTCTTGTCAATTGATTGTTTGCGGCATTTGTACAACCTTCAATCTTACATACATCACCAACTGAGAATCCACTCATATCACCAGAATTTGATGATGCAATAGTACATGCAGTTTGCTCTGAGAAGTATTCTGGATCAGACAGAGGTGTAATTGTCAAGTTCGAACTTGCACTAAGTCTAACTGCTTCAGGTAGTCTCTTGTGTGCGTAGATAACTGTAGACTTCTGTTCACCATATGCGTTGTTGATGTCTGTGCCAATAAGCAACTGGTCATCAGCACCCATAAACATGTCGCCATCAGTAAGACGCACAGTACCTAGAACATCACTATCGGAATCTGTTAAGTTCAATCTTGCTTGAGCGGCACTATCAGCATTGTTTTCATCTTGAATTGTAAATGTTGCGGCGCCAGACCCTGCCGCTTGGTCAGAGAATGTAATTGTTCCATCAATCTTAACATCACCAACAATATGTAGAATTTCAGTAGGAGACGTTGTACCAATACCTACTTTTGAAGTTGCTGTGTTTACAAATAGCAGATTATCATTGGCATTACCTTTAACATGAAAATCTAGTCCTACTTGTCCATCATTGATAGTTACTTCGTCAGGAGTGAGCATCATAATAGACTTGAGTGTTCCTCCCGCCATAACATTAAAGTCAAACTCACCTTCTTCTGCACCATCAGTAGGGTCTTTAATATGACCATACATTTCTGCATAAGTTACAGTTTCATCTGCAGAGTTCTTACCTTCTAACTTGAATTTACCTAATATATCATCAACGGCAGGAGTATTACTATCTCTTGTAAGAGTTATTGTAGGACTTGCTGTTGCACCATCGTCAGTGTGAAATATATTAATTCCCTCACCAACTATGTCAAGAGCAACAGTTGGAGATGCAACATTAATACCAATTCTGTCGTTTGTTGTATCGATTACAAGCGTATCTGTGTCAAAGTTATGACTACCAGATGTTGCACTGTTTGTGATAACACCAGTCTGTGTCTGAGTTGTGTCAGTAATTGTCAGGTTAGTAGTAGTCGATGCAGTATCATCAATACCTGTCGATTGAAAAGTGGTGATTGTACCACCATCAATTCTATTACCTGATACTCTTGGTTGCGCTCCTACATACTTCGCCATGATTAGATATCCTCTAGAATACTTGCAATAGCATTCAATGATGCTGATGCACTACTTGTCACTGCTAATTTATCACTTTCATTCAGTACAATCTTTTGTCCACTAATAAATGATAGTGTTGAGTTTGCTGGAATGTTTATGTTGTTTCCTATTACTACATATGATGACGCGGAATCATCGTATATTTCAACATCTACAGTAATAGCAGAAACAGTAACATTTGCCAGTTCTAGACCAATAATCATACTACGCTTACCTATTGCGGAAGGTGTAGTATACATATCAGTTCTAGCAGTTCCTACTCCACTAGCAATTCTATTTTCGAAATCATTTGCCATTTTTTTCCTCTATTTTCTACTATTTATTCAACAAATCCATGAGCATCTAAATCACTATCTGAACCAAATACTGCGATAGGATGCATATCGTATGCTTGTGGTTCTGCTTCTGAAATACGAAATCTACCAATTTCATTCGCTAATTCATTATGTGCTTCTACAAAACTTTCATTTGCATTTGGTCTAAGTGACGCATCAATACTTGTTATATCACCCAAATCTGATTGTATAACATTAGCGGCATTTACTAAGTTACTACCTAAGTCTGCGTTGATTCCATCTGGATCACCAACTGCATTACCTAAAGTATTAGTATTATTAAACCAATCTTTAAAACTAATCAGTCTTGTAAAATCAATAAGTGCCATAGTTATGCAAACGCAATCAATACAGGTCTAGACAATGCATTAGCAGATGATAAGTTGTCTAAGTCTGTCTTCAACTCATTTAGTGAACCTACTAAATTTGATTTCTGAGCAGTAGACAATGTAGTCAAATCTCCCTGTTCATTATCAAGTTCATTCACTGCGCCCACAACATCTGTAGCAGTTGTTGTCAATGATGCAGGATCACCTAAATTAGTAGAGATAATATTAGTCTTCTGTCTCCACTGTTCTAAACTGTCCGTTGTGTTTACTACTACTACTGCCATATTACTTCTCCAATACTTGAATGAGCATACGTTTTATATCTCGCATTTCATCTTTAAGAGTATTTATCTCATCACACATATTCTGCACTTTCATCTTTTCAGACTTTTTAGCGAGTTGAACTGTCATGTATTTCTGATATTCAACAGAATTAGTGTTAATAACACCTTTGCTATTTTTCTCTCTAACTAGGTCAGGATGACCTTCTATTTGTATAAAGTTTTTCATATTACAGTGCCAATGCTATAACTCTAAGGTTCTTAATTTTAGGTACAAACGATGTATTTGTTGACTTCATAACAATCTTAATTGCAACAGCAGAAAACTCTGCTAATCCTTCTACTAGATGTGTTCTCTCTCGGAAAACTGTAGGATCACCATCTGCGCTATCTGATATTTCAGTATCAACTTTTGCCCAAGGAATAGTTTCAAACTTTTGTTCAGTACCATCAGTAATTCTCTTATAGTATACATCAACAGTACAAGAAGCAGGTCTATTCATTTCATACAATATCTTAATTGCTGTAGAAGGATTTTGAAGAGTAAATCTTCTAGTCACATAGTTTGCTAGATTACTTGCTCCCGCTGGAGCAATATCATGTAAATACTTTTCATGCTGTACAATAGTGACTGCATTAGATGCCGCTTCATCAGTAGCAGGTACTGGTGTTGTTGTGATAGTTGCAGTTGTACCATCATTCTTATAATTACTAATCAAGTACTTTTGATTGTTGCCAGAGTTTGCGGCACCCGATATTGTAATATACTTACCAATATCTAAAGTATCAAACAAATCTCTTGTTGCACTATTTGTTGTAGTAATATTACCATTTGTATTTGAGAATGCAACATTAGTATCTGCACTTACTGCAGTTCTATCATCATGTGTGCTTAGATTAACATCTGTTTCAACTCTATTATCAATTCTGTTTTGAATACAGCATAGAGATATACGCTGGGAATCAATCATTGGTGATACAAAATCATTCAGTGTATTGAATGTTGCTCTAATTCTAGCAGAGTAACCAACAGTTCCACTTTCATTTTCTTTGGATTCAATAATCATAGGTTCATCATATATTTGATTTTGATTTTCTTGTACTGGTTTAAATCCAGTGAAAATGTTTCCTGCTTTTTTCTGAACATTCATATCATATGTCAAAGATGATTGTGCAAAACGAATGTTTGTCAGAGTAGGTTGAATAATATCAGCAATAAAGTTTCTAGTTGCTTGAACATTACCTCCCCCCACAGTATCACTAGATAATCCAGCAATACCATTTACAACATTTCCTGCAGTAACTTCGATAACATAAGTGTCATTTGTTACAGGTCCCACAACAGTATGTTGCTTATTAAACTCTGTATGAGGTATACCGTTTGTGGTAGAGTTTGCGCCATAGAATCCAGGAGCAACATTAGCAATTGTCACTTTATCTCCAACTGAGAGACCATGATTTCTTTGCGTTACGCGAACTTTATTAGTGTTCGGTGCTGTTTCAAATGGGTTGTTATTCAGAACAGTAAATCCATTTCTTACGTTCTTAAAGTCCATTACTGCAACATTACCCGTAAACAATGCACGATACATTGTCATTTTGATATCTCTAGTCTGATGAGGTGTCCATGTATTACCATTCTGAGACAAGAACATAGTACCAGTCAATGGGTTTCTAGAAATTGTTCTGTTGTCTCCGAGATTACTCTCGCCAATATCAGAGAAGAATACTTTACATCCAGGTTGGTCAACTTTAATCAAGATTGCATATGTTACATCGCCCGCTAAGAAGATTGGACTATCAAACACAACAGTTGTTGGAACAGTTGCATCAGTAGATACTTTCACATCTGCAACGTCAATTACTTTTTGTTGAATAATTTTTTCTGATGGGAACCCGTCTTTTGTGTTAACCATCTGAATAATGATAGGTCTTGTACCTGCTTCATTGAAATACAAGTCAACTTTAGTAATCATAACACCATCTTTTGCTTCGTTAATCACAAAAGTTTGTGCTAGTGGATCGTGCTGACCGCAACCGCCGCCTGCACCAGAACCACCGCCGTCACCGCCGTCACCACCATCTGCAGATGGAGGCGGTTGAACTCTAGAAGTTCTTTGAAAGCGAGTTGAACCAGTAATGTTTCTTGAAATTTCGCGCTCTTCTTGTAATCGGTCACGAACAAATTCTGCTTGTCTAAGAGACAAGATAGTTTCTTCTCTTGTTTCGTTTATACCTGTTGCATGAAATATCTTTTCTGCTTTTGTAGTGTGAATACCAATTTCAATATTATTTGTATTATTATCAATAAATCTTAATGTTCTGTCACCAGTTCTAAATTTCACGGTATCAGTATTTGGAACTACAAATACACCAGTATAAGTACCTTCATTATCAGTGATATTATCATCACCAAACTGTTTTAAGTTTTTGTATATGTCTGTAGATGTACCATCTGATACACTATTAATTGCTGTGATTTCACACAAATTCTTTGCGCCTAAAGCATTGTCGATTGTACCTGTAAGGTCATCTCCGATTGCAAAACCATTCTTGATATTTGAAACATGAAATGTATGAGGAAGTGTATCTGCTGTTTCTGTGTTTAGATGTCCAGCATAACTAACAACACCAGATGCTTGAAGTCTCGTTACAGTTCCTCCAGAAGTGTATGCAGTTACAGTGCCGATTGGTGTACCGGTTGCATCAAAATTTACAATAGTAAATGTACTTGTGCCTGTATCTACACTTTCAACTCTATATTTGCCTTCATTTAGTTCTGTTGAACCTACAATATTTGCAAATTCAACTACATGACCAACTGAAATACCTGATACACTAGATGCTGTAATAGTTACAGTATTACCAACTTTCGCTACATTTGATATTGAAGTTGCTGTGTGAACAGAGTTTCTTACAACATCTCCAAGAGCAAATGCAAGTGCAGGATATGCGATATCGGAATCTGGGTCTGCGAAAGTACCAAAGTAACGAGCATTGTCTGTGTCGAATTCAACTCCAGGGTCTTGTAGTGGATCAAACTGAAAGTCTGTTCTGTTTGGAGCAGTCACAGTAAATTTATCGTCAGGTTTAACATATGCGTTCACACTAACATTATCAAAGAATGCATTTACTTTAGTTCTAGGTTTCATGTTATCAATCTGAACATGAATTGGTATTTCACGCATATACGGAATCATAGACATATCTACAATTCTATCACCCATTGGTTTATCAACTGTTGAATTTAAAAGTTTAGTTTCTACACCTTCACGGACTTGTCCTACTTGTTGAGTACCTACTTGCTGTAGAATGTTACCATTCCATCCTCCTGATACCCCACTACCAATATTTCGTTCGCCAGTGAAGATTTGTTCACCAAACCAGTTGTCTTGCCATGATTCCCAAACTGTACCTTCAACGCCAATCTCATCTGCTAAGAATTGAATTGCATCAAAGTTGTTGTCATCAACAACCACAAGGTCAGGTCTGCGAGTTGTATCTTTCCAATCATCAGAAGCAGGTGTAAGTATCATCTCTCCAGTATATGGAGAAACTTTATACGCATTGACTTCCATGCTGTCTGAAGCATATGGGTTTTCAATAAATGGTATTTCACTATAATCTAAAGTAATAACACCATCTTTATGTTTTCTATAGTTTGCGGCAGTTCTTTGTGCATCTGTAGAGTTCTCTTCGACCATCTTCACAATTTCAGTATGTGCCATTGGTCGCGCTTGCTTTCTTTTCATATCAATAGCAACACGATAATCAGGAGAACCTACATTACCGATTCCGTGACCTTTGAAATTATCTACAATGAAACCATTCTTCAGTCTTGGATTACCGTCAGCATCTAATATTAGCAAATCGGTTGTTGCTTTCTCAAGCAAGTTGAGTGAACTGACTTCTTCAAGATTAGAAATTCTAGTTTCAAGTCTGCCAATATCTTTCATAGTGTAGCGTTTATTTTTAATCTTTCTCGCAACAACTTCTGAAATATTGATAACATAAGGTTTGTACGTCACTTCAAAAAGTGTCATCGCCTTACCAAGGTCAAGAGGTGGTCTAGGAGTAATATCAGGAACTCCAGGTATTCTAATAAACTTACCATCAAAGTTCATTGCAATCTTATCGATACGTCCTAAGAAGTATGAAAAGTCTGCATTGAAGTTTGTACCAATCATAGGAATTTCAGTGACAGAACCACCACTACCTGTGAATGATCCTCCACTATCTTGAATTCTTGGTCTAAAGTCTAAACAGTCACGCAAGTCATATGTATTACCATCTCCATCAGGTGATGAATATATCGGAATATCTTCGTAATCTACAACACCGTCATAACTGTCTACTGAGAAGTAGTCTCCACCAGAGTGAGTAAAGTAATCAAATGTTACTAGTAGACGCCCTGTAGGCGCAGGACGACCCGGTTTAAGTATAATTCGTGCTAAGTCATAAAACGCATCTCTTTGACCGTTATCAAATGTAAATCTATCAGTGATATCTTGGTCAGATGAAGTAGCATTAGTGCTAAAGTCCGCCGCCATTTTGACAGACTTGAGAGCATACCCATCTGCTTTACCAAGAGTAATCTCTGTATTTTGCGCGGCACCTTGAGTTGTAATCTGAACTGTGGAATTTGGTTGTAGTGCTTTAGTTTTTTCAGCGCCAGCGGCACCTGAAATTTCAACAGAAGCAATAATTTCAACTGAGTTACCGTTTGTTGGATTTGCACCAGATGGTAGAGTTTTTGATAATAGATTACTAATTGTTAATGTTCTACCACCATTACTAAGTGCTAAGTCTCCAGATGCGATAGGTAAGATTGCACCAACATCTTGTGATGCTAGTGTAGTACCAGTTCCAGTAGCAGTAACAATTGCAATAAAGTTTTGTAAGTTTGATACAGATGCAAAGGATTCATTATCCGGTACAGTAAACTGTGCGGCACCTGCGGCAATGTTATATGCAACATCAAAGTGTCTTCGTACAGTGTAAGTAGATGATAATACGTTGTCTGGATTCTGTGCATCCGAACCACGAATTTTTCTCATTCTAAAGTATCCAGTTGGAAACACTAGAATTTTTTGGTCTGGTCTTAAAAGTTCTGCAGAAAAACGCTTGAGAATACCACCACTAACAACATTACCTGCGGCGGTTGTTGTGTTAGCAGTTAGTTCTAATGCTAAGTTATTAGTAACAGTATCTACTTCTCCAATTCTAACATCACCTGTTGTGGTTGTCAAGAATAATACATCACCAGCGCGAACTTGAGAGTTGAATGCAGTACCAACACCAGTTACAGTAGCATCTGCATCTGCAGTTGAAGCAGTACCAGATAGTGTTACTAGTTTAGGTTCAATCTGGCATGAGAATGTTGCACTCGCCGGTGTTGAACTATCACCGAATGCTCTAGCATCTCTAGCAAAATCTTTACCATCATTCATTTGAATGTCAAAAATACTGAGTTTATATGTTACTTCATCAATGGCGCCAGTGAAGTCTCCATCATGTAACTGAATACCTCTTAGGTTTGCGTTACCAATTACTGCAGGTGAACCATCTATAAAATCATCATAGATGAATACTTCCGCGAAATCATTAATATCAGCGGCACCAGTTAGTGTGTTTACTAGAACAAAGTTACCAACATCAGTCTGAATTGGTGTATCTACAACAGAGTTGAATGTTCTTGGTTTAGGAACATTAACAAACTTTGTAATTTTACTTTCGACTTCGTAACCTTGAACATATGCTTTACCAGGTTCAATACCAAGAGCAAGTTTTGCTCTATCACCTGGTGTGTCTGCGTTTGCATCCCACACACCTCTGTTGGTGCCGTCATTAAAGTGTTCACGAATATCAAGTCTAAAAGGTTTAACTTCATAGTCACCACTTTCATCATATGTTCTTCTTGCAAATTCTTCTTGTAAGAAGTTATAGTTTGCTTTTTCAACAAGTTTAGAAATCTGTCCTTGCTCACATCTTGCGAGTTCAATAAAGTTTACATCATCTGTCGCTGTAAGTGATTTTTTTGTTAGTGTAAGATTAATTTTGTATCTATGTGCGCCAGGAGCGGCAAAGTTAGATGCTCCTTGTGCATTATCTTTAAGTGTAGCATCTTCTTCAGGTGTTACTGTAGTTTGTGATACTTGAAATCCTACACGAAAAGATGGATAGTTATGATATGGTTCAAGCAGAATTCTTTGCGCTTCGTTTGCAACAAAGAATCCATTGATGAAATAAACACCTGCTTGAATTTGAATTGCAGAACCTCTACCAACAGTATCACTATTACCCGCGGCAGTCATTACCGCAGGGTCAAAGAAGTCGATATCAGGTGTGCCTTCAGGTTGTGTAGACATAACAGTACCAGTTGTTAATAGTGATGCTGTTAGTTCTGTAGTTTGGTCAGCAGTCATATCTGGATTTTTTGCAACAGTATTATCTGCATTCAAAGATGTAACATTTTCACCAATAGCGTATCTTTTGGTTGCACCATCAGTACCACTATCTTCATATTTAATATACAGGGTTAAAGGTGTAGTAGAGGTGGCCGCTAAAGTTCCAATAACTTTCGCTTTAACGCCTGTCTCTGAACCCGTAATAATCTTGTTTAAAAAATCTGTTCTATAACTTTCTACGTTCTGAGCATTAAATGTTGATTGTATCTTAATGAAATCATATTCAAAGTCGAAAGCGATGTCGCCAGGAATAACCATCGAACCTTCTTTAAAGACATGTCGTCCATGTCTCTCAATCTGATTTTGTAAAATCGATTGTAGTTGGGTTAACTCTCTCGCCTGAACTGGAAATCCAGGACGAAAGAGTACACGATGAAAATTCTTCGCTTTAGCACCACCCGCGCCTTCAAAATCATCATAATAAGGGTCTACATTAAAATCTATAACTGCCATTTATTGCTCCGGTATCTTTCTATTCTACTATTTAGACTAGAATTCAATGACTAGTTTGATATCTTCAATCTGGTCAGATGCACGATTAATCGGGCGTCTATGTTCTAGATACATGATATCACCACTGTCAGGTTCTACTTCAGGATTGTTTAGTGCATTGATAGTACCTGCGGCAGAAGAAGTTCCACCTGTTACTGTCTCAGCACCAGTGAATGAAGTAAATCCAGTATTCACATCTTGATAGTAGCGTAGAATTCTGTTACTAGAATCCCAATCAATTACTCTCGCAGATGCAGATGAAGAACCACCTGTGATTGTTTCATCAACTACAAATGTTCCAGTAAGACCCGCACTCTCAAAAGTGATAGACTTAGTTGCTGTTCTTGTAGTATCTGTAGCAACAGTAGTAGTACCATAGTTAAATGGATCACGAACAAGACCAATTCTACGATAGTCATTAGAAACTGGGAAGTCACCAGAACCATCATTGTACTCAAGTCTTACATTGTTCATTACATAGAATCCACCAAGTTCATGAATAGCATTCGATGAATGTCCACCTTCTGGTGAAATGATTGCTTTCAATGCTCCAGCAGAACCTCCACCACCGGACACAGTGATAGTTGCTTGAGTATAACCAGAACCTGCGTTGGTAATATTTACTGCATTAATAGAACCAGCAGAAACGGTTACTGTTGCAGTTGCGCCTGTACCATCACCAGTAATAGTGACTGTAGGTGCTGACGTATAACCAGAACCTGCGGCAGTGATATTAATTTTCTTAATTTCACCATCTGTTGCCGCTTGCTGTGTATCATACTGTTCTTTGTATGGTTGTCCGGCGCCTGGATCAGAAGCAATGAATTTCACTGGCATGAAGTCCGTTGACAAGAACTTCAGAGCATCAGCGGCAGAAATTGTGTACATGTATTTCCATACATAACTATCTGCAGTTGTGATATAACCAGTGTCAGTACCAGTTGGTTTTGTAGTTGATGCGCCACCATTGTTATTATTAATAACTTTGTAGACGTTGTAATCATCTGTCAGAACATAGTATGTTGCGGCAGAAAGTGATGTTGCACCACTGGCGGCAGCATTTGTTGATGAATAGTCATGCGCGTACTCATCGTATACTGTACCAGAAGTCCAGTCTCTTCTTACTACTGCGTGAACAACGTCTGATGCAGTCACACGCTTCATGGCGACCATATCGTCATAAGCATTAAATGCTGTATCGTTGTTATCAACAGGAGTAGGAGGAGATGTATCATCGGACCACGCTTGTGGACGACCGATGAACAAATAAATGTTTGTTCCTGATGCTTCACTGAATGCTTCGATATATTGCTCTGCATTGTGAATACGGAACTTATTAGTAATGATTGCGGCCATTTTTTCCTCTCTTTAAACTAATTAAGTGTGTTACATTATTTATAAGACTTTTTAACTGCTTCGTAGGAAGATTTCGGAATCAAATGTGAAATCTAGTTTTCTACCAGGAAAGTTTACTAAGTCATCTACATTATTGACAATCTCATTCAAATGTACGATTTGCGTATTTGCATAAGTATCCCAATAATCATCATTGCTGGTGTTACTACCAGAATAATTACTTGTCAATTTAGAACTATCATATGTTCCTCTATATATACGACCACCGCGGTCGATTTCTCTAGTTCCTGCGCTGTATGGCGGGAACAAGAACTTGAAGCGGTCTAGTGAATACCCTGTAGGTCCGAGTTTTGCTGACCCATAGGACTCATGTAAGTGTGCATCTTCTAGACCAAGAGATGCAATTAAGTGTAGTTTCGATGATGAAGTTGCTGTTAGTACATCTGTAGATGTGATAGTTGGTAATAGAAGTGTGACTACATTCTGTACGCTCTGTGCAACTCTAGCAATTTGGTTATAAATCTCTATTGTGTGTTTAACTGAAGTTCCTGCAGTCAATGTCTCTGCCCACGTTTCAAATGTTTGCAGTATAATAGTAATATCAGGAGTTTGGTCAGTCTTACCATGTTGGTTACCATCTGCAGTTTCATTGTTTGGTGATGCAGGTATTCTTGCACTCTCATCAAATGAAGCACCTGCGTCACGCAAGAACAATGTAATGTCTTTTAAGAATTGAGCAGTAGCATCAATGTTGGCAATAGGTGTAGCATGTGATGGGAATTGTAGAATAGGCATTACACCACCTGCTTCTGTTCCGATAACCAACTCTTCACCTCTCAAATAATTCTTGCCTTTATTGGTGTTGACTTCTTCACTGTCTTCCATCAGAATGAAATTACCATCTTCAGTAACTATTCTAGTTTCAAACATATTTGCATGAACAACTTCTGTAAAAATCTCTAATTCTATTTTTTGCAATCTCGCAACAGGAGTTGCAGACTTTAGAATTTCTAGTAATATTTGAAGTTCTTTAAATCTAGGTTGATTACCATTCAGTCTAAATTCAGAACCGCCCCATGCTCTGGCAGAAACAGATGTTGAAACCGAAACCTCACCAAACAGTGCAAGACCAACTGGATGAAGAATTCTCTTAACTGCATCTCTCCATACGTTGATTGAGTTACCTACTTTGATAACATATGAAAAATCTTGATAATAAAAACTGTCTTGAATACTCTTAGAACTTTCAGATAAACGACCATCTGCACCAAAGAGAACACCTTCACTAGAAGATACTGTTCCATTCTGAGGATTAATTACAGCAGAACCAACTTGACAAACTGTTGCTGTTGCACCAGAAATTACGCCCGTTATTCTAGACCTTCTAAGACATATATCATCTTTCTCATATAAACTAGAATTTAATCTAAATGTGTCTTCAAATGTATCTAGTTTAATCTTATACAAGTTTCTATCGGTATCTATTGATTGAATAGTCCCATTTTCAACAGTTGTGATTTCACTTAATAGTGCATCTCCAGTCTCTAGCAATATACTATCTTCATCTTGCTTTAGAAGTTTATATGGTTGACTAGTTATTGCTTCACCTGCAATAAAAGTACCTTCAATATTCTCTAATATTAAATTCTCTTGTACAATAACATCAGGAGGTGAAGTATATCCACTACCCAAGTTTGTTCTAATAACTCCAGTAATTCGACCTAGATTATTAGATAATGATTTAATTACTGCGCCAGTTCCATTTGTTGATGTCACACCAACAAGAGGAAGTCTATCATAATTCACACCTTCATTTACAATAGTTAAATCATGAATAATTCCTACATGGTCAGCATCATCTGGAATAATACGACCACCATCTTCTAATAGAAGTAAATCACCATCTTCTTTAGCAATTTCTCTCAAATCACCTGCTAAAATACTGTGTCCGCTTTCTAGAAGAATGCCTGAACCATCTGCTTCAGATATTAATCTACCTTCGTTACGCTTTACAATTGCACTAGCATTTGCTCCCAACCCTCCATCTGTGTAAGAGAGAGGATCACCTAAAGCATAATCACGACCTCCATTTTCAATCAAATAATCTTGAATTGAACCTTTACCTACTGTGCTAATATCAAATTGAGAAGAATTACCAATCTCTTCAGATACTACTATATCTCCGCTTTCTGTAGTAATATATCCACTATCATCTTCTTTTTCTAATCTAGGTGTTTTATTAGAAGTTACAAGAGGGTCACCAGTATTATAATAAGCACCTGAAGTAGGAATACTAATGCCTGTGATAATATTATCAACTTCACCTTCGACTATGCCTGTATCTGTAGGTACTGAGATAATTTGTCCTGCAACAAAAATACCTGCAACTGAGTTTTGAGTGAGTGTAAGTTGATATATTGTACTAGTTCCAGATTGAAACGCAATAAAGTTTTCAATAAGACCTGTTGCTTGGTTAATGTCTGGTTGTAAAGGTACATTTTTCTGTAATATTTGTTTACCTACAATCTCACCAATGTTTGCAGTATCTCCAGTAAAGTCTTTAATATTGATAATAATATCAGAAGTAAACTGTCCATCGGATACACGCAACATATCTCGTTTTGGATAGTAAACAGAAACATCTTCATTAAACAACATTCTAAACAAAAGAATAATAGATTTGTCTGTTCCTTTTGCTTGATAGAATTCTTTAATATTTTTTAGAAGAGTTCTCTTATCATTAAGAATGGAATCAGGAATATCTACAAGATAATTTTCTTTAAAATATGTTACAAAAGCATCTACTGTATTATCAATGTCATTATACAACTTAGCATTACGAGTTGTTTCGATGGCATTGCCATTTAATTCTAACCACTCATAGTATGCTTCAATAAAAGTGACAAATGTTGTATGGTCACTTCTGACAAATTCAGGCAATTGGTCTCCTATTATAGAAGATACCGCGCCTTTTATGTTATCAATATTTGCTTTAAGTAAAGACATTAATATCCGCTTCCACTGCCGCTACCTGATGATCCGCTACTACCACCACTGCTTTGTACTTGAATACTTGATGCGGCACCTGCTACACCTGTACCTCCAGTTCTACTTAATTCACTAGAACTAGTAGTCTGATAATCAACACCCGCTGAGGATTCTCCAGTTGCAATCTTATCAACGATTGTATTAACTGTGATATCTTCAGTATTGATAGTTAATAGTACATTACGAACACTTACAATATCGTTAGAATTCAATGTCACAAAAACCTCAACTGAGTTATTATCTAAGACTGTTCCTGTAATATTCAACTGGTCAACGATTAGTTTACCTGTGCCATAATCAATAGCACCTTGCGTATTATTAACATAAACTTTAGTTGATGAACCTTCTTCAAGATAATATGAACGAATGTTTCCATTACCATCATCATCTAAGTACAATGTTTGAAGTCTTCCTGAAATATTAAATCCCGTTGAAGATAAGTTTGATGGTGATCCAGGTCCTTGAGTAAATATTGGATTATAGAAGTTAATAGTATATTTACTTTCTTGATTTAAAATAGCATCAAAATTTCTCTCGCATCTAATTGTTGAAATGTTAGATATAACACCTTTATCTGCTTGGTCAATAATAGATACAAATTTAGAATATCTAAAAACACTATCAAAGTCTTTTAATTCTGTAGAATTGAAAGTTGTGACTGCATCACGAATAGCAGAAGAAATATCAGTCATCGTTGATGTTGTAATATTCGGATTCCAATACGCTGTGATTGTAGGAATAATATTAATATAAACAGGGTCTACAATTTCAGGTGTGATAGAAACCATAGTCTTTCCAGATAAGACAGTATTTTTAATAGCATCTTTAGTTGATGTGGTCAATGTTCTTCCTGTTTTCGGTTTGATTGACAAAAATACTTTTCCGTAAATAGGAGGGTCATTATCTTCACCACCCCAAACTTGCATAGCATCAACATTATTATATAACTTAGGAAGAATAACTTTATAGTCTTCTGCGGTCACTGCTCTTTTTTGTGCAGAGTATGATTTAGGAGCATTAAATTTTATACTCTCTATAGTTTCTCTAGGTGCACCGTTTTCAGAGTTGATGACAGTAGTAATTGTTGCGTTAGTAGAACCACCGACAGAACTTTGCAGTGTAAATGAATTTGCTCCATTAGCATCTTCTTCATTACATACAATATATTCAATAATTATGATATTACCATCTGATAGTGATTTACCCAAAACATCATCACCAAAAGACAACTCATAGAAACCATTTTCAACAGCATCTAGAAAAAATACTTCCGAGTCGGATTTGACTTCTAAGAAGTCATCTGCTTCAACATAAGTTGATGTTGTTAAATCAGCAACAGATTCCTGAACTTTTACTTTTAGTGTAGACACATCTATGTTTCTATCATTCAATAAAAATCTTTGTGCAGGATCGGCACTATTTTTAGTATATTGAAGTGTCAGTAGTGTTCCTTCTTTCACATCGATATTGGTAAATGTATAGACACCTTCTGTAGGAATAATAGTTACATCAGAAGTTGTAACAAATTGATAGTTAGCATCATTCACACGACTTCTAAATACGGTTCCTTTAGTCATCGTCAAAGAAGATGGATTTCCAGTAGGACTATTAATAGTTACGTTAATTCTAGCAGTTGCCGCTGTTGAAGAGCGAGGACGATATCCAAGATGTTTTGCAAGAGATATTACACTATCTCTTTTCACCGCACTGTCTAAGAACATTTCGTTTGCTACCATGTTTGCGTAAATAGCATTGTAGTGTGTATTATAAGATAGTACATCAAGCAACGTATTCATTGCTGACCCCTCAAAATTATAATCTTTAAATTCTTCTTGAGATGATAAGTAAGATTTTAGATTAGTTTTAATATTGTTAAAATCTAACTCGGTAACTCTTAATCTGCTAGTTGTCTGTGCCATTATCGTGTCCTTGTCAAGTAGGTTTCAAATACCTCTGACCCTGTAAAGTTTACAACATGAAAAAATATTCTCACTCTATATGAATTTGTATCTGCTTCATCAAATACTTGTACTTCATCAAGTCTTGCTCTTGGTTCGTGATTGTCAATAACTTCACGAATAGATTTCTCAATAAGTCTTCTAGTCATAGGTGTGTTATTTTCAAATAACAAATCAGCGATTGATGTTCCTAGATAAGGTTGAAATGGTCTTTCAAAGTATCTGGTTCGCAAAAGAGATTTCATAGATTGTTTCACTGCTTCAACGTCTGTCTTTCTCGCTACATCTGTTGTTGTAGAAAGTTTAGTGAAGTTAAAGTCTAAATCTTTAAAATCTGCTGTTTTTCTTGTTACTGTTGTTGCCATATGACTATTTATACCTGTTTACCCACCAGCAAATACATTCTTTGAACCAGTTGCAACTGATGTGCAAGAAGTTACACCATCTCCAACTCTACCACAACCTTTATTGTTCACAAATACTGTTGACGAACCTTTACTTATAGGTTTCGCATGAGAAGGACATGGTGCACCAGGTAGTTTATGAGTTGTATTCTTATCACCTTGTCTACTAATACCAGTACCATTACAAAACACATTGCCACTTCTTTGGTCTCTCTTAGGAATTGAACAATGTATCACATCTTTATCAACGCTATCACCTCTACAAACTGCTGGCATTATAATCTCTCTCTAGAAAATATCTCTTTGAACTTTGTGTGAAAAGTATCAATCAAATCATGTTCTTCTTGCGTATGCGGTTCCGGCGGAAAGTCAGGTTCAAATCCTATCAGATTGTCAAATGACATAGGTATATCATCGATATGACGATATGTGTGAACTACACCACCAATCAGAACTTGAAACTTACCTGTCATCTATTTTACCCCCTAGTTCAAATCAATTCTAGGTGCATCAGCATCAATATGCTTACCACCATTCAAGTCAATTGTATCAGACGCATCAACTCTAAAGTTGACACACTTAACACGAACATCTTTAGTTGATTGTATATCAATGTCATCTTCTGCTTTAATAGTTGCTTTACCGCCTACATATATGTTATATTGACCCTTCACATGTTCGTTATGGTCTTTTTCTATTAGAACTTCTTGCACACCCTCATTCAATATTCGTATAGAACCATCAGGATGCATCTCAATGAAACTACCTGACATATGTTGTATGTTAATTCTTTCTCCATCTGGCGTATCATCCAGTTCAATGACATGTCCACTCTCTGTTTGATTTACTTTATTAAATGGGTATCTTGCATTATAAGGAATTGGCATAGTGTTCCAAGTACCACCATCCCATGCAATAGGATGAGCAGGATGCTTTTCAGCATCTAGAACTTCTTGCTTCTTCTTATAAAGTTTAGACCTTTTGTCGCCTCTTGCTAAACGAGAAGTATCAGGTTCATTAATCTCTACAGGATGTGTTCCTGAAGGGTCACAGAATCCTAAATCAGTGTTTGGTCTTTCTATAGGATAACCATGAAATGAACCCATAACAACAGGTTCTTGACATTCATTACCATCTCTAAAGAAACCTAAAACCCAAGAACCCTTTAAGAGTCCTGATGGAGAGTGACCTATTTGTGAAATAGATGCACCGGTTGTTGGCATCATTACCATCGCCCATGGTAAATCATCTGTAGATAATGTTTCTTTATCTTCGGTATGAATACCCAAACATCTGACTTTAACTCTACCTAATTGTTCAGGATCATTGTGGTCTTCAACTACACCTTGAAACCAAGTAAATCCATCAAATCCCATAAATTTTCTCATAATCTACCTCTAGTTTTGTTTGAGTATAATATCAAATGCCGCTGTTACTCTTGCATTGTTTGACCGAACTGATGCACGAACATCAATATCAGACTTCTCTGGAATTACTCTAGGAACTGAAAACTCGTATAAGTATTGTCCACCTGCACCAGATACTTCAAATGAGTGACCAATTCTGAATGCATCTTGTCCAAAATAACGAACAAACATATTACCTGTTGCATCTGCGCCAGACTGAACTGTTGCAGTTCCTTTCATTAGATAACCTGTGTAACCTGCAGGAATTGTATAAATCGCCATCAGAGTTTGACCAATACCAGCAGTAATTCTTGCAACAACTGTAGATGATACTTTAATATCGATATTCCCTACATTATCTGCACCTGAAGAAACATATGCTCTAAAGACACGAATGAATGTTACTGAATCCGTAGTTGCGTTTGCTGATGCATTTGTGAGTGTGCAAGTTGTAGAAACACTCTCGTAATTTTCGTCAAGTCCTTCGATAGTTATTACTTTGTTAGCATCACTAGCATTTGCTCTATCTACTGTGACTGCAGATGCAGATGAGAATGATGACCATGGATACGGTGTGTCATCAATATCCCAAACTGTACCAGTTGTGTTCTGAGACATTGCAGGAACAGCACCGAACTTGTGTATATCAGATACACCTTTGAGTAAACCTCTTGCTAGATTTATGCGCTCATCATTGAAAAAGTAGTTGCCCATAAGATGCTATTCTCTCCCTTTAGTCTTATTTATACTGACAGTGTTTGGTTACTCGTTTTGAATCCTTTTTTACGCATGACAGTCTTCGCTACAAGGTCAAACTCCTGAGAGTTTCTATCATACTTTAGAACAAATGGCATATTTATATCAGTTTGCATATCTTTCAAAACTGCTTCAGCATCAGGTCCTAATTGCGGAATCTTTTTACCATGTTTGTTATAAGTTTGCTTAAACAGTCTCGTAAGTTCTGCAGTAGTAATCTGTTTCTTGTTACGTTCATCGTTTACCCTATCTAAAAAATGTCGAGTGAATTCAACATCGATGCCGACCTTTGCAAACAACCTATCTGCAAACTTTTCTACGCCATCTAAATCACTCTTTGAAACTTGCTCTCTTAGTTCAGAAAATTTACGCATTCCATCCGTCCTTTACGATATTCATGTCTACTTTATATGTTGCAGTTTGATTTGATATAGGAGTAAACATATGTACACAGTCTCTAATCAAGTAATGACCAGAATACTTTTTATTATAAACATCTTCAACACCTTCGACTTTTCTAATCGCAGGATAATTAAATTCTAGCAAACGTCCACACTCAATAATTGGATTACCAGGTGCTTCGAAATTTTCTACAACTTCATCATCTAATTGTTTAACAATTTGCTTTCTCTTTAAAACGGTTCCATCAGCATATATTGTTCTAAATCCAACTTCATCTTTTTTCATAGAATGTATTCTACTTTGTTTAGGACTTAGCATAATATTAATATCACTAGATACTGACTTATAAGGTTTATCAAAATGTGCTTGTTTTGATAATCTAACATAATCACTAAAATCATCCCAATAGTTATAAGTCTCTACTGTATAATTTTTATGAAATATATCATGTGTTATGTGCTTTGATACAATATGTCCTGATATCAAATCTTTAGCAAGTTTTTGTCTTTCTAATATTCTAAAGTCATCTACGTTTTGTGTAGTTTCTGAACCAACCATTCCTGACTGAGGTTTGCCGTCTGACCCAACAACAGGGACTCCAGGTATCTTATATAAATAACCTTTTTTGACTTTACCACTTTTGTCTCTTTCATTTTCAACGTCTGCCATCAAATCTGTAATAACTAAGTTTTTCTCTTTATCAAGTAATGTTGATGTAGAAACAAAATAAAACCCCCCAATACTCTCATAAAAGAAATAACCAGGAGTATCTTTTGTCATAGATACTGCTCTATTAGTAACCCACTTAATTGCTTGACTTGGTTTCCACATAGGACAAACAAACTTTAATCCTCCAATAGAAGGTCCTGTTGCTAATCTTTTATGAGTACTTCTCAAACTACGATTGAATATATTACCTATGATAACATGTGGTTCTCCCACAAATGAAGAAGATAATACAGTATTCATATTTCTATATCCTTCTTCACTTATGAGTTTTAATGTGAATAATTGTTTTCTTTCTTGAATGATTACATTTTCAATACCAATAACACGCATCCATATTTCACGTTCAGTACTGCTTTCACCATCTTTTACATTATATTTAAAATGAAATATGTTTGCGCCAAGAATAGGATAATCAGGAATCATATCATTGCTGTCATTAATCATAAGAGTTCCTGTTATGAAAGGCGTTAATACACTTTCACTCATAGAAAAACTCACATATATGCTAAGTAAATCTAAAAATTTATCAGAACCTCTAGCATCTTCAATTGTTTTTGCAGTATTAGGAAATAACTGCATTGCTTCGACTTGTACTTCACCGCCGCCTTTAACTCCGCCTGCCATAATTAATTTCCTATAATTTGTTTGAATTCTTCAACAAACTCTTGTAAAAGATTTGGTCTTAAAATTTTAATTTGTCGCTTTTCTTCGTTAAGTTTTTCTTCATATAATCTGTTGGTGATAACATCACTATTGAATGTTTGTTCAGTTCCAGGACTGGTGAAGAGTTTATATGTACTTTCTGTAGTTCTAATCTTTCGATTTGTATCTCCAGATGCGGCAGGTCTTTCATAATGATGAATACCATCAGGTCCAGAATTCACAGTCCACAGTTTATATATGTTACTGTCATATGTACTCTTCGCGTGACCTTGACCATAATTACCTGGCATATGAAAAACTGTACTACCAAATTCACTAAATGTGTGAGTGTGTGATATTCCAGTTCCATTTTGTTTATATCTATTATATTCTTTTGCTTCTTTTTCAGATAAAAATATAGGATACCAATACCCAGAACCAGTATGCATACCAGAAGTACCAGTTCCAAATAAAGCATAAGGACCATTACCTCCATACTTTTTATTAATCATATTTTTTAATTCGCGTTCAGTTCTCGGCCAGTCTTCATAAATATCATGTATTTCATTAGTTACGAGAAAAACCCAAGCAAACTTACTTGAGTTATAAAATTGATGTGCTAATATATCAGGTCTTTCACCCTCTTGTATATCATACAAGTCATATGAGAATGCGCTATTAGCAATTCTGCTATTTACTTTAACTCTACGAATAATATCTTTTGTTATAATCGCTCTAGTTTGTAATTCACCTTGTTTAGTGATATCGTAGAATGTTGTTGGAAAATATTCAAAATAACTCATTAGTAACCCTCTTCAATTCTCTTCTTATGCAATGGTTCAATTTCTCTGAAGTTCATAGTTACTTGAATTTCTGTAGGTTGACCATCTCTATTAGTAGAAAAAACTCCAGTTGAAGTGTAGTTAGTATTGAATGAAGTTAAATAGCAAGTTGATATTTTGTGCATGAATTGATTATGTCTATTTTGATGCATGATAGAAATATCAAATAGTGAAGGATAATCAAAGAACAACCCACTAGGTATCAACTCAGGATGCATATGAAATCTAAATGTTTTAATAATCTCATCAATAGCAACTGCTTCTTGTTCAGACCTTGCGGCAAACTCATATGTAAAAGTAAATTCTCTAAAAGACATGCTTTCAAATCTTTGTTCGATATGTGGATTTGAAACTCTTCTTGTAGAGACTTCCATAACATTCTGCAGGTTCATACCAAACATATCTGGTATTTGAAACAATACTTCTGATGCAAGTCTCGCCGCTTGACCACCCAAGTTTGCTAAATCAGCATTAGCATTATCACCTGCTCCTGCTCTTGCTAATAGTCCAACAAGAGGACCCATTTTTGCTTCTGTATAATTAGCAGTTGAGTTCATCGTCATTGTATTTGGTACTGCAAGTGCAATTGAAGAGTTTAACTTCTTTAAATTTTGTGCGCCGCCAAACGCGCCATCTGTAAACTTACCTAGACTGTCAGTCACCGCTGATCCAGTTTCACTACTTAGCGCATCATCTACAAGTCCGCCTTCACCTCCAGTAATTGCTTTACCCAATTCGGCGGCATATTCTCCACCCTTTTCTACAACTCCTCTTACATCAAGTTTGTTTCCTAATATTGCAGATTCCCCTTTCCATGCTCTAGGTTCTCCCGGAGTTCCTTGTAAAGAGGTAAAGGATGTTGTTTCATCAAAGTATATGTCAAAGATAACATGATTATCAAATTCAGCAGGTGCGTCAATACCCAAATCAATGGGATATGTCAATCCCATTGTACCATACTGTCTACCAGTCTTCGCTGGTTCACCTAATCTAGACGAATTTCTGGCAAATCGACCTAGTGCCGAACTGCCAGTAAAATGTGGGTTTAATATCGCCATATGGTTTCTTCCTATAAATAGTAATTACGATATTATTTATAAGAGTTTTTCGATATGGCATATAAAGGTAGATACACTCCACAAAATAAAGACAAATACGCAGGTAATCCATCGAATGTGATATATCGCTCTCTTTGGGAACGTAAACTTATGAAATGGTGTGACCTAAATCCTGACGTTATCAAATGGGGAAGTGAAGAAACTGTGATTCCTTATGTGTCACCTCTTGATAATAAAATACATCGATATTTCGTAGACTTCTATATACAAGTCAGAACAAAAGATGGACTGATTAAATCTTATCTAGTAGAAGTAAAACCCAAAAAATACACTAAACCTCCCGAAACTAATCCTAAGAAGAAGTCAAAGTCTTGGTTTTCTGAAGTTAAGAATTGGGGAGTTAATTCTGCGAAATGGAAAGCGGCAAGTGAATATGCTAAAGATAAGAAATGGGATTTCATAATTCTCACAGAAGACCATTTAAAGTAGCATAAATACTATTATGGCAGAGATTAAAGTACTAGAAGAAATAAGGAATGCGTCTGGAGACCAAAGACGTTCTGCACAATGGTATCAAGACCAAGTAAAAAGTCTTGTCGGTACTCGCTATGAACCTACGCAGTTTCAAAGAGAGTATGCAGAAAATATGACAGGCAGAATGTTACCTGGACGTATGTATTTGATAAACTATTCAAACCCTATTGGAAAAGGAACTCCAGCATTACCTTACTATGATATGTTTCCTCTTATACTTCCATTTAATGTCGAAAGTAGTTACATTACCGCACTAAACTTTCACTATCTACATCCAGTCAATAGAGTTATACTATTAGAGAAACTAAGTAGATTTAAAATAGGTGATACAGATATTCAAACGAGAATTCGTGCAGATTGGGGTATACTAAGTAACTTTGCTAGATTTAGAGAAGTAAGACCTTCTGTGAAGAGATATAAGAAAAGTCAAATAAAAGGTAGATACTTGTTTATACAACCTGATGACTGGACAACAGCGGCAATGTTACCGACAGAGAGTTTTAGGGGTGCAAGTAAGCAACAAGTCTATTTAGACAGTAACAGAAAAATGAGGGCAAGATGAGTATAGATAATTTTATTGCAGAAGTGCATGGAAGAGACGGAGCAGGACTTGCAAAGTCTAATAGGTATATGGTAGTTATTGATGTGCCTAGAGGTCCATCTGCTAATAATTTAGGTCGCTCTTCTAGATTTTCAGATATTAGTGCGGGTCAAAATCAATACGGAAGATACTCGCAACTAATAAATGGTCAAAGACTAGTAAATCTTTACTGTGAAGCAACATCACTACCATCAATGAACATAGATACTAAATTAAATAAACAGTATGGACCAGGAAGAGAAATTCCTTATGGTCATAGTTATACGCCTGTCAACTTTACATTTTATATGGACAGAGAGTATACTGTAAAGAAATTTTTTGATGCGTGGCAGAGAACAATTATTGACCCAGACACATCAAAAACTAATTACTACAATGAATATGTGACTTCTGTTCATATTCTAGCACTAGATAATAAAGACAGCATAGATGCAAATGGAACACTAAGAGCAAAATATCAATGCACACTGATAGAAGCATATCCAAAAACTGTTGCTGAAATTGCATACAGCGCAAGTAACTCTGAAGTAGCAAGACTTCAAGTATCAATGCAATTCAGAAAATGGAAAGAAACTACTGCGGCGACTGGTATTGGTTCACTTGGTTCTAATATTGTCATGAATGATTATGTAACATATAATCCTGTGCAGTCAGTACAAGCACGTTCTGATGCGAATTTCGCAAGAATGGAAGCAGACGTTGAAGATTTATGGTAATTAAATATTAACTAACGATTAAACTATGGAGAAAACAATATGGCACTACCAAGACTTGATGCACCACAATATGACTTGACATTATATAATGGTGAGAATATTAAGTTCAGACCTTTTCTGGTCAAAGAACAAAAACTTCTTCTATTGGCAGTAGAAGAGCAAGAACAAAAACATGTTATGAATGCTATGAAGCAAATCATTTCAAATTGCATCTTCGACCAAGTAGATGTAAATACATTACCTATATTCGAAATCGAGAATATATTCTTACGATTGAGAGAAAAATCTGTAGGTGAGCAAATTGATTTGAGATTAGTATGTACTGATGAAGAGTGTAAAGGACAAACACCCTATACATTGGACTTGACACAAATTAAATATGATATGGATAGTATTCCTAGTAGAACAATTAAGATTAGTGAAAATGTTAATCTTAATATGAGATTTCCAACAATGTCAAATTTAGAAGATGTAACTAATTTAGAAAATGTAGAAGATAACTTCAAATTTCTTGCGAGTTGTATTGAAAGCATTGAAGCAGATGGAAATATCTATGATGTAGATACAACACCGAAAGAAGAAATTCAAGCATTCATCGAAAGTATGACAACATCACAATTTAATATGCTAAAGAATTTCTTTACAACTTTACCAAGATTATCGAAAGACCTTGATTATACATGCAGTAAGTGTGGAAAGGAACAAAAAAGAGTAATTAGTGGAATACAAAGTTTTTTAGCGTAGGCCTCTCGCATGATGATTTAGTAAATCACATGAGAACTAATTTTGCACTAATGCAACATCATAAATACTCATTAACAGAACTTGAAAATATGATGCCATGGGAGAGGGAAATTTATATAACTCTGTTGACCCAATTTATTGAAGAAGAAAATGAAAAAGCAAAACAACGGAGATAATAAATGGGAGAAGATATTAAAGAAGCAGGTTACCATCCAGCAGATGTAAATGGTGATGGTAAAGTCACACCTGATGAAAAGCAAATGTATCTAGAGTTCAAAAGAAAAGAACTGGAGGATGCTGACGCAAGAAGAGATGCAATGAGACAGATGACATGGTTTGCGTTGTTGGGTATGTTATTCTATCCAGCAGGCATTTTGATTACATCATTACTAGGACAAGATAAAGCGGCGACACTAATTGCAGATATCGCACCGACTTATTTTGTCGCAATCTCAGCATTGGTTGCCGCCTACTTTGGAGCAAATGCATATGCTGATAAGAAAAGCAAATAGGTAATTAAATGGCAGACAAAAAAGACACCATTGGCGGATTGAGTGATGCGGTAGAAACTCTGAATAAAGATAATGCCACATCTGGTATAGAAAGTAATCAAATACTAGGTAATATCGAAAGTGGTATTCAAGATTTATATGCCGTCAATTCACAAATGCTTGAAGCGATGTCTGCCATACAAGCATCACTAGCACCTGATGCATTCGGTTCCGCACAATCAACAGAAACATCTAGAGAAGGAGATGGTGCACCTATTATAGGTGGACCAGCAGAACAATCTGTTGTTACTCCTACTGAAGGTAAAAAAGGCATGGGCATGATGGGTATGCTCGGTGTTGCCGCCGCTGGTGCGGCCGCTGGTCTTGTTGCCGCTTTTGCAGGATTCTTAGATTTCGATGCACAAAAAGTAAAAGATAAAGTTCTCATTCTTACAAGTATTGCAGATGAAGTTGATGGCGCCGATACTGCAGAGACAGTTGCAACTCTCGCATCATTAGGTGTAGGTCTTGCCGCATTTGGAATTGGTTCTATTGCTAATGGTATAGGTCAATCATTTATGAAAGATAATTGGGCGGAAAGCATTCTAGAAAGTGTTACCTCCCTTGTAAAAATTGGTGACTTATCTTTTCTTAAAGCAGTTGAGGCGGCGGCATCTTTAACCACAGTTGGTGTAGGTCTTGCCGCATTTGGACTTGGTTCTGGCGTTGGCGCACTTGGTGCAGGTCTTGCGGAAGGAATGCTAAAAGAAGGGTGGGCGGACAAAATATATGATAGTGTCGCAAAACTTATATCGATTGGTGATTTATCTTTTCTAGGAGCAGTTGAAGCGGCAGGTTCATTAACTACACTTGGCGCAGGTCTTGCGGTGTTTGGGGTTGGTTCTGCAGTCGGTGGAGCAGGTCAAGCAATCGCTGACACTATGAGTGATGCCAATTGGGCACAGCGCATTTATGATAGTGTAGAAACTCTTATTGGTATTGGTGATTTAAGTTTCTTCGCCGCTGTTGAAGCGGCAGGTTCATTGACTACACTCGGTGCTGGTCTGGCAGTATTTGGTGTTGGTTCTGCAGTTGCTTCGCTTGCTAAACCTGGTTTTGCAGATGGTATTGTTGAAAGTGTAGAAACACTTACAAGTGTGAAAGATAAAATAACCGCAGAAGAAGCAGAAACATTTAGTGACACAATGGGTAGTTTGTCGGCAGGACTTCTAAAGTTCTCTGGTGGTAACTTCTTAGCATCAATTATGGATGCTGGTGCCGCACTGATGGGTTTTCTAAGTGGTAATGAAAGTCCTATTGAGCAAATGATAATCATTGCAGATAAATCTGAAGAATTGAATAAAGGTGCAGATGCAATTGATAGAGTTAGACTTGCTCTTAGTAAATTATCTGATATTAGTTTTGATGGTGCGGGATTTAATATAAAAGAATTGACTGATGATTTGATGAACTCAATACCTGCACTTGAACTTGCAATTCAAGGCGGAACAGTTGGAGAAGGTTTCTTCAGTTCAGGAACAGAAATTAAAGGTCTAGCATCTCCAGACATTGATTATGAAGCGGCAGTAGCAAGAATTCAATCTCTTCGTGAAGCATTGGGTGGTGCAAGTGCTAGTGTAAGTAGTAGTGTAGCACAGACTGCTGTTCCTGCTGATACAGGCGCAGGCATTACAGGAAGCACAGATACAACGATTGTAGATACAGGCGATTTAACATTACCATACAATTCTAGAGAAAAGAAGTTAAGAGCAAAACAACTTGCAAAGGCATTGGGTATGGGTACTGCAAGGACTGCAACATTTGAAGCAGGTATCCCCACAACAGTTGATGGTGTTGAAGTTCCTACATATCTCTACACTAATGATGAAATTGATAGAATTAATGGTGCTAGAACTATGAGAGCAGAGATGAACAATACCTCTGCTAATCTCATTCCAACTAGACAATCAGGACAAGACTTGCAACAAGCACAAGCAGAAGCAAATGCTAATTCTGGTTCGTCTCAAGCACCTACTGTCATTCAGTCAAACGTATCACCAAGCACTGTGAATAACCAGAGTACAACAAATCTTGCTTCTCGTACTCAGCATCACACTTCTGCTAAAAATGAATTGATGCTCGGCGCCTTCTAATGATACACGCTTTCATGTTGATGGTTGTTATCGGAACAGGAGAGTTTAGACAAGTTCAACCAGACCCTATGTATTTTAGAAGCATATCCACTTGTCTTTGGTATGCAAAAAGAATCCCACAACAGTTTGGTAATTACTCATACGGTGCTTATGTGGACCCTAAAGATAGGGTTACTGCTTACTGTAAACCTGTCAAAATTCAAGACGGTGTACATATCTACGACCATTAATTCATTTTGATATAATAATATGCAAACCCAATGCCAACGATAGAACCTATGATTAGCACTCCCGCGATTGCCATTTCAAAATATTCATACATCTTTTGTTCTCGCTGTGCCTTTATTCGCAATGCTTCTTTCTTTTGTTCTTCTCTTCTTCGTGCCGCTTCTGCTTGAAACTTGATCCAATCTTGCCACATACCAGCGCGTCCCGTATAAATCATAAGTTCGCGCAACTCATCTTCTTGTGCCTTAATTTGTTCAAGTGCCATAAATTCTTCAAGGTCCGACTTATCAGACTTTGAACTCTTATTTACTTCAATCTGTAATTTACTTTTGGCGTCAAAATAATTTAGAAGTCCCTCACCCATCTGATGAAGTTCTCTACCTTCTTGGACAAATTCTTTGACGGTTTTAAATGCCGCTGTGGCAATTGCTAATTCTGCAAGCATATTGATTCCTCATTTGCTAAAAAAGAAGAATATAAATCAATTGTTGCTATTTAATGATATGTGTCACTCTCTCAATAATATTTATAAAAGAAAAAGGGTTACCATTGCTGATAACCCTTACTTTCACTGTTAATTTTTTATGAAGTACCTACAGCAAGCGCATGTAGACCAAACTAGTATAAGGCGCATACATCATAAAGGAATAACTTCCAGTTCTCCTATGTGTTTAATCTTCAGATGCTAACTTGCTGAAGTATGACATTGCTTCATCATCTTCATCATCATCAACATTAGAAGTTGTTGCAACTTGTGGTGTAGATTTCTCTTCTGCCACCCAAGGTGCGCTTTCTTCTGCAACAGGTGCTGGCGCACTTGGTGCAAAAGTCTCTGGTGCTGAATTCAAGTTCAGTACCAAATCTAGTTTTGCTTTCAATTCATCATATGATTTGAAGTTAGAAGGTGCAACAAACTCTTGCAGTTTGTGCTGAGACTTCCATAGACTTTCAATCTTCTCATCATTACCTTCAAACAAAGGTGATGCACCATCAAACTCAGATTTATCGTAATTAGTAAAACCTTCTACTTTACGAATTTTGAGTTTGAAGTTACAACCTGCCCAAGGATCAAATGGGTTGACAGGTGTTTCATCTTCGAACTGTGGTTTCATGTGATCCATAATCTTATCAAAGATTTTTTTACCAAACTTAAACAGTTTGACTTGACCTTCATTCTCAGGATGCTTTGGGTCAGAGACTACTAAGACATTAGCGATATACGAAAGTCTACGCTTCTGCTTTCGTGCAATATCTTTGTTTGCTTCAGTGCCAGAGTTCCACAGAATAGAGTTATACTCTGCTACAGGGTCTTTCTGATTGAGGGTAGTGAGTGAGTTTTCAATATACCACTTACCAGTAGGACCTTGAAACCCGTGATTGAAAACACGAACCCAAGGAAGTTCTTCGCCTTCACTTTGAGGAAGAAAACGAATTACAGCATAACCATTACCAGACTTATCAAGTTCTGGACGCCAGAAGCGTTCATCTTGATTGCTGTTGTTTGACTGTTGGGGTTTGTTTACTTTATCTACTTCTGAAAGTAGGCGGGATAGGTTGTCGTTAGACTTTTTTAGTTGTGCAAAATTTGTCATTTGTATTACCTCGTATGTACGTTATATTGCGTTGTATAAGTTTATCTTATCCACATATTCATCATATGCTACTATTTATACGACTTTCATCATATTTCTGTTGCTTACTATACACTATTGCCTTGTATTTGTCAACATCAAAATCAAGAAAAGGTCGGTATTTAATTAACTTTCGCCGTTCTTCTTTCCAAAAGAAATCATCACCGAGCGTCTTATCCCAATATGCCAAATAGTTGTTAATAGCATCTAGTATCAACATCGTTTCGATTGTTACATCTCCACGACTATACATTTGTAGTAGAAGAGGATGTTGCTCATCTTTAACTACAAAGCATTTGTCGAACTTATTGATATTCTCTTCATCAAGTTCTGAACAAATCTCATCAAGGTCATCATGCAAGTTTTTAGTTAAACTCTGTAAGCGACCTTTCCATTTATTATATACTTGTAATGCTTCTTCATAAATGAAAGCACCACCCCATCGATTACCATCAACATGATTAGCAATTAAAAACTTAGGTAGTTCATCTTCACTAAACTCTTCTGCAAGTTTCTTAAAGTTAAACTGGTCAGACCTTTTATAAAAAGTTTCATCTTTTGTCTTGACTGCACCTCTAGTCTTTGTTATATCATATCTATCTGTTGTGAAGTGTAACTTAAAAGCAAGATACACATTGAAAGCATCGAATTCATTCATCTGTAAGGTTTGCCGCATATCCATCCTACTAAACTATATCTCTTACCTTTTGTGACTGGTCGAACTCTATGATAAGTAAATGATGGAAAAACAATTGCTTCTCCTGTCTTTACTTGACACAATTCAGTTCTATTCTCTTCATGTGGTAGTCCTAATTCAAATTCAAACTCACCACCTTCATAATCATGATTGAGTAGCACAGAGAAACTAATCTTTCTTATCTTACCTTGTAGATACTTGTCAGCATCAGTATACGGCACACTTCTCTGGTCGGCGTGCCAATTATAATGTTGTTCAGGACCATACGTTGTAAATTGTAAATCTTCGATTGCATCATAATCAAAGTTCCAATTGTTATTTGCATTCTCCAGATATATCATTTTAAGTAAAGGTTTGTAAATGAATTCAGTATCAGGATTTCTTTTGAACCAAGATATAGAACTATTTCGATGTCCTTGTATTGCCGCTTCAGTTCCATCTATCTTAGCATCTTCTAAATTCAATTCGCCCATCTGAATAATTTTATCAACTTCAGGCAAAGTAAAAACAGGTTTTGTGGTTGAATAACAATATTTTAAAATCATATCATACACTTTCTATAGAATGCATATCTGTAAATGCTCTTGTCATATTAAATGCTATTGTAACCCTTTCATTATCTTTATCATGTCTAGGCATTGCATGATATAACCATCCGTTAAATATAATACACTTACCTTTTTCTGCATATACAATTTCAGCATTCTCGTTGTATATTTGAATTCTAGGATCAAAGAATTCAGTTTTACCTATGTTGTCGTAGTATAACACGGCAGACATCATCATTCTATCTCCATGACGATGAATATCATGAGTACATCCCGCGGGAACGTAATTCACCCAAGAGTTACTAATAACATACTTATTTTTCGTATGTCTTGATATTGTAGAACAAATATTATCTAAAATAGAATTTGTGATTGGTCCAACATCCAGACTAGGAGGATTATTAAAACTACTGAAATAATCTTTCACATAAGAAGTAATTCCAGAATTTCTAAACATATCCAATTCATGCCTAGATAAGTCTATAATTTCTTCATCAAACTGTATCTCGTAAAATACTGTAGGAAAAGCATTATATTCGGTTAAGGTTAAACCTTCAATCATACCGGCAACTCTGCAGTAGTCTTAGGTAGATAATGTAAGTCTTGTGCATTGACAGTGACTTTATCTTTAAGTGTTTTACTCACAAACTTCTTCACATCTTCTGGTTCAAGTTCATGCTCATCACAATATAGAAGAATAGCATCCATATGCGTGACTGCTTTATCTAGTACAATATCTTCAATAATTTTACTAAATCTTTTTGGTGTCATTGGTTCTGGATTAGTCATGCCTTGCCTTTTCATAAACATATAATCATTAGACTAATATACATTATTATAATAAAGAAGTCAAGGGATTTCTCCCTTGACTTTACACTTTTACCATTAGCGTTGTGAAACGAAAGAATTCATCTCATTTGCTAGTTTGCTGATATCTTCGAATGTCGGAAATGCTGGCATTTCTGGAAACTGAACATCTAGTCCTGCTTCTTTGTCTGCATAGTATTTCTCTTTAAGATTATTGATATCAGTGTGATATTGCTCTGTGAGCAACTCTCTGGCGCTTTGTATCATACTAAAGCGTAAGTCGAATGGATTACTCATACTATTTCTCCTTGTGTGTATGTGTGTAATGTAGGGTGAAGCAATTGCTTCTTCTGTTTCCAGGCGTCCCCACAACACCCAGAAGATTATGCCGCTAGGCGAACATCTTCATATGCAATGTTATCGTTTGCATTTATGTTTTTGAATTCTCTTCATGCCTTCTTAATGCAGTCGAACCTATTTCGCCCCCATCATAAACACACTATTCTTCAAACCAAAGAAGGAAATCAAAACTTCCTGTAATTTGATATAATACAAACATTAGAATACAAAACCAAATAAACCAGAATAAGTAAAAACCTAAGGTTCGATATATCTTTTCCATTGGAAGGTATTTTTCAAATAATGTTTGGATATCCCATACATATTTAAATTGTATAAACCAACAGAACCATCTTACATATTTGTTTGGCGTATTTTCTTTTGTTATCTTAGTCATATTTCCTTAGTGTGTTTATGGTGGAGGCGGTGGGTACTGCCCCCACGTCCTACAATCCTCCAACATGTGTCATCAAATTCAATTCTATTTATACTACATTCAAGCAACTTTGTCAAGAACATATGGGTCGATATCTAGATATTTACCCCATTCAGTATAGTAGTGTCTCATACCTACTTCATCATGTATAGTTCCATTCTCATGTCTTCCATGTAGAATGTTTCTTGTTTCTGTACCTTCACGCATTGTTGTACCTTGACCTGCTACACCAATAAGGTCTTCGTGCAAGTTTCTACCGAAAGGTCCCCATATACTATTGTGATGCTTGATACGAGTTTGTCTTTCTTCTGGTGTATCTTTTCTTAATCCATATCCACGAAACTCAATCAATACTTTATTCGGACCAAGTGGTGTTACTGTGTCTGAACGATATGCACTCCCACGGAGGTTAAAGTTGAATCCTGGAAAGAGGTCGACCATGTACCACTGGTTGGGCGGCAGATTGGGAAAAGATAAATCCCCTCTATCTTCAAATCCGTCATACTCTTCGTAATTAACAGTAAAACTACTAACATTAACATGACCGTTATCAAAAGGAATATTTTTTCTAGCGAAATATTCATCATTGAATCCTGACACTCTATTAAAGTAATGCATGAAGTCGTGATAGAATTCACTGTTTGTGTCATGCCACAGTTTGTAGTTTGTATCTATCACTGCTTTGTGATAGTGAAAGACTTCCATTTCTTCTGTGTCGATTGCGTCTGCGATACAATCAAATGCGCCTGCAGTCCATTCTTCTACTGACTGTGTAGGGTTAGGGTCAAGCGTTACCCACACCATACCCCCATGCTTGATTTCACAATGCAATGGCACACCAGATGGTAAGTGTCCAATGTTACCAGAGAGTTTATTTACTCCACTGTCTCTTGTTGCTTTTACACCACTTCCAGTATTTACTGCAAGTACATTTACTCCAGCAATCTGTGTGGTTCTATAATCACCAACATTATACATCTCTGAGATGTGACACATCGGTACCCAGACTTTACTGAATATTAATTCCTGTTCTTGTTTATATATTTCGTAGTTATTATATGCTCTACTACTAATTGCTTCTATTCGTGGTGCTGATGACCACTGCTTATGATTACGAGGTGGCATACTAGTCTCCTTTCTGCCATATCAAATATTTATTTCTCAAGCAATATTTTTTGTTACTATCACTTAATAGGAAGTTCGTATACCGGTTTCTGCTTTTTTAAAAAGTAAACTATTAATTTCTAAACCTTTACCCATAGAGATGAAGCAAGTAATTTTATTCGTAGGTATGAATTCTAAAATAGTAATAGTTCCAGTATCGACATTACCAATTATTTCAATTCCAGTTTGAATATCACTGACGTATCTCATTATACCAATTTCACCATGAGACTGTTGAAAATTTTTCTTAACCACATCATATTCATCGGAAGTACATGTAACATTTTTGCTAGATTGAAATACACTAGGTTCTGGTTCTACTTCAGGTAAGTCTTTTGGTTCTGCACTAGCAAAACCTGCTAAAAATGATATAGACCAAATTAGCACTATTACATATACTACATTTTTCATTTTACTTTCCTTTGCTCACCGTATGAGCATATTAAAAGGCATCGTAATTCTAAACTCATCTTCATAATGAGCAGGCATATCATGTTCTAACCAACCGGGAAAGAAAACTACTTTACCTTTTTCAGCAACTTCGACATGAGGTTGCCAATTGAATACTTGAGGTCTTGGATCATAAAAATTTGTTTGCCCAATAGTATCAAAGTAAACAATAGCACATATCATGTTATCTCGACCATGACTATGCTTTGAATGCACATTACCTTTCGGCACATAGTTAAAAAAACTATTTTCTATATGCACTCTATCTTCTGCTATAATTCTAGCAATTCGTAAAACATTATCGCTAATTAATTTAGTAGAAGACCCTATATCATCGACCTTTTCTAAACCAGTATTATATGTGGTAAAGTATTGTCGTATACCACTTTTATTATTTTTAGCATACTCTACTAACTCTTCTTTACAATCATCAGCGAGTGATGTTGGTAAGAAATATTTATATAAGTTTGAAGGAAACAGTTGAATGGTATCAATATCCATGAGCATCTCTCCACGCATCTCTAACACTTCGATATTCTTCTATGTAATCATCTCGTTTTACTTTAAATAGTTGAGGTTCATCACCTTCAACTGCAATCAAGATACAAATCTGGTCAATAGGTTTTGCAGTTCTCTCTTCGAACATAACTGCATACGCCGCGCCTTGCATGAAGTAATTGCTGATGTACTCTTCTTTTTTTGGTTTACTTGCTGTCTTGAAATCGATAATAGACAAACGATTATCAAACTCAGCAACGCAATCTACACGACCTGCAGTTTGCAGAAACTTTGAGTACATAGTTTTTTCTTGAAAGTGTATATTGTCTATACGATGTAAGAAAGGTTTAATACTACTGAACATAGACATCTCACCAGGACCCTCAATCTTAGGTTCTTTATTGTTGAGATAGTCTTCGCACTGATAATGAAATCTTGTACCTCTTGATGATGCTTGGCGAGATATCTTGTTTGCCGCTTCATCACCTACTCGCTTGCGCCACTCCATAATACCTTTGCGAGTGTGCCAACCTAAGACTGTAGTTACGGATGGATACTTTTGACCATCTGGTGTGACGTACAGTCTTAGGTTGTCGTTTTGCTCAGTTGTTAATTCTGGCAGTTTACTATCATAATCAAGTTCTTCAATGTGTGTATATTTCACTTTTTCATCCTCTAGTGTGAGTATAGCACACTATAATGTAATTGTCAAGAGTTAAGCATCTGTTCCCGGTCTGCTTTTCTTGATTCCTCGCTATCTGGATTCTCCGCCATGTATATTGCCATTTCGGTTGTATCATTATTTCTAACTGTCCAACCCCTACCAAAAGTTTCAAATGTACTTAAACTTTCATAATAGTCTTGACGATTTGCTTGATACTTCTTAATGGTTTCTACTAGACCATTCTCCTTCACATATGCTTTTACTGCTTTCAGAGTATTAGGTCCAATCCCACCATCTGCAGTAGTGCCAATCATCTTCTGTAAATATTTTGCGGCACGACCTGTACCCGCATTTACACCAAAGTCAAAAACACACAAGTCTAGTCCAGAAGGAAGTTTATCTCCCTTAATTCTATCCCAATAATTCTTTTGATAGATAGGACGAACATCATCTTCATCCAAGTCTCTCATATCTTGTTCAGATACTTCATGACCAACCCACTCTTCATAAACTCTCTTAGTTACACCCATGTTGGTGATGCCTCCAGGATCTTTAGGATGATTAACAAAACCACCCTCATGCACTAATATCTTAGCAATGCATTGACCCATATTTTCTTTTGCCATCTTTGTTACTCCTTGTAATTATGCGACCTGTCGCATCTTCTTGTCTATGCTTTCAAATGTATTTTCATATTGTTTTTGGTTCTTGCTTAATATATATTCCTTCACAAGACCACTTCTTACAATATCTTCTTCTTTGAAGTCAATTGTTTCAAAACATTTCATAGATTTGATTATATCCATAAACTGAATGAGACCTCTTTGTTCTGCATTGTTCTTCAAATCAGTTTGCATAAAGTCTCCACAGAAAGCAATGCGCGAGTTTTCTCCCACTCTAGTGATGATTGTATCTAATTCATGAAAATTTAAATTCTGACATTCATCAACAATAATAAATGCATCCCTTAGTGTAATGCCTCTAATATATGAAGTA